CGTGATATTCGCCTCGTCACCGTTCGCACCGAATAGGTACTCAAGCACAAGGGCGGATTCAATAGGAGGTACATCAGGGGTGTAGATGAAAACGGGGGTGTACCCGCCCCGCTCATAGAAAGTCCCCCCGTACTCTCCGAAAGCTACGAGGGTCACCAAAAAACCAAGGATGACTGGTAGGAGTTTCTTCACGGGGGTTTCCTCCTGCTAAATTAGTATGCGCCTATGACGATAGAGGCAGTGCCATTTGTAGTGGCATAACACACGCTCTCGATAGATGTCTTTTCCCTGGCATCGAAAACAAACTTCTCGCCTCCAGGTATACAGACCACTGAGTTGGCGGCCAGCCGAGTGCTGAAGTCATTGGTACTGATATTGACCAAAGCGTAGACTTTGTTTGTCTCGTTCATGTTCGAAATCGAAAGGGTATTAACGTTGTTAATGGGTTCCCACTTAACAACATCTGTTGTCGCCGTTGTCTCTGTCCCGTCCCCAGTAGTCCAATTTGCAGCGATCACTACTCCTGTCAGGAGAACCATCGCCACCAGAAAAATGTTCTTGAATTTCTTCATGTCACTCCTTTCAAGAGTAAAAATGGGGAGAGGGACTGTCCCCCTCCCCATCAATAAGCTTAACCATCGAGGTCTTCGATGTCAGCAATTACAGCCCAAACACGGACTGCACCTGCGGCACCGGCATCGCCGGAGACCGAGAGGTCCATAGTGTCAGAAGCTGAAATGAGAACGTTAGCTTTAGCTTCACCACCTGAGTACTTAGTACCAGCTGCGGCAGAAACATCGCTCTCACCCAGGAACTCAGTACCTGTTGCCAGGCCCAGAGCTGCTGTGATGCTGTTAGTTGTAGGTGTAACTACCTCAAGACCGGCACACATGATCAGTGATGCAGCCTCGAAGGAGAATACCTGGATGACGTCGTCTGCTCCATCAGCGACTCCGCCAAGAGTAATGTCCTTCTCAAGGACCCCGACTTTAGCACCGAGTGCAGGGAAACCCCCACGCTTTACAGTACCGACCTGATTTGTAATAGTATCAGCCATTGTCTTTCTCCTTTAGGGTTATCGATTAGCCTTTAGCAGCGAACAGAACGCCAAGAGCTTCAGGCTTGATTACTTCGTAACCGTAAACCTGGAGACCACGGTGCAGCATACCGAACCCGTTCGGGTTGTCCTGCACTTTGTTCTGTGTCAGCTGTGTTGCAAAGGTAGTAGCGTCGTCGTGACCAAACAGGATGCTTGTACCGTTCGTAGAATCGCCCGAAAGCAGATTGCTATTGAACAGTGTGAACCTGTCGATCATTCCGAGCATACCGTTACGCATGATAGAAGTGCTATCACCAGCAAGGCTTGCATCTTTCAGATCAGACTTCTTGATCAGACCAGCAGCCCACGGAGGGAGAACAAAGAAACGTCCTGTCTCAGGAACGTTCTGCTCATCCAGAACTGTACCGCAGTCTACGATGTAATCAAGGATGTTCGACTTATCGAGGCTAGCTGGTGTACCAGCAACACCAAGGTTAAACGCGCTGGACTTTACACCAGCTGTTGCACCCTTGTTGTCTGAAGAAGCATCGGTAGGAATGTTACCAAGAACATCCGTATCAATCTCAATCTTCAGCTGTTCAGCAGCGTCATCTGTCCAGTCTTCGATGAACCCTTTAAGGTCTGTCTGAGCCTTATCAACGTCTTCCGATACGAAAGACCAGTACTTACCCTTGTTGATTTCAAGAGTAACAGCTGTGCTTTCCGGCTGTTCGTTGACGAGGGTCTGACCCTTAACATAGTTACGGATCGTCATGTCAGGTGTTGAACGGATGTAAACCGTATCACCGTACTTCTTGATCTCGCCTTCATATGCTGTGTTTGTAATAACGGACAGAACTGTCGCGTCATAGTATTTAACCAGGAGTTTACCGGAATAAAGAGCCGGTATGTATCTCATGGTTGTTGAACCAATATTCACTTTACCCGGAGCTACAGGATATGACATTTTGTCTTCCTCCTCACTACGTTGTTAAGCTATGGGCAAAGTTGGGATCACTATGCAGCAATCCTTCCTTCACTCACAGCAAGATCTATTTCTCGCTCAAGCTTCCGTCGCTCTTCGTCGCGTCCTTTAAATTTACCTCTGACACAATCGGTATAAAACCGCTGTATGTCTTTCTCAGTAAACGATGGTTTCGCTTTTTCTCTCGGAGCAACGTTAGCCTTACTTGCAGTCTTACGGGGTTTAGCCGTAGGGACTTTCGGCGCATCCGACGCCACTGGAGGTTCTTCGACCCCCGAAGAATTCGTACCCAAGTATGACTTAAACAAGGTCACAAGCCTGGAGGGTCTACCTTCGGACACAGCCCGGGCACCTATCTCACGGTAAGACAGCCCACTATTAGGCTCTATACCATCAAGAAAAGCGTGCCAGCTTGCATCACTTTGGTTCATCTCTCGGGCTCCTGGTACCTGTTCTTCTACCTTCGACCAGAAAATCTGATCTGACGACTCAGTCACCTGTGACTCAAGGTATTCAATCCTCTTCAAGAGGGGACTGACCTCGGCACGGATAAGCTGTTCGGCAACACCTTTGGCCATCCGAGCCTGAAGCTCGAGGACTTCTTCGCCGTAATCCGCAACCTCATCTTCTTTGAGGTACTTCATATGAGCTGGTCCTTTTTCTGCTTCAATCTCTTCGACACTCGGTTTTGCTTCAATCGCCTTAGCGATCAGTACAGACATCTGCTGCTGCATAGAGTTCACAGTGTCCTGAAGTCTCGGAACCTCTGCATTGTACTTACCCTGAAGGGACTTGTACCTGCTCTCCCAATCTACAGTATCCTGGGTTGGGGCTTCTGGTTCGTCAACAACTTGATCCGTCTTCTCTTCAACAACGGGGTCTGCTGCTTCCGGTTCTTCTATCTGCGGAATCTCACCGCTCGGGTCATATGTATCGGGAGTCTGATCCGAAGGCTCTGGTGCAAGAAGATCCTCCAGGGGCGTAGCCTGAGCTTCGCTTTCCTGCTGGGCCTTTTGCAGAGCTTCGATCGCAGCATCCGATTCTTCTGCCGCTTTTCTCACTGCTTCTGGTAGTGCCATGTTGACTACTCCTGTCGCGCCTCATTCGAGGTGTGCAACGTTTGTTATTTTTCGAGGGGCTCCAGTATCACCTGCACCATGCAGATGGCCGGACTACCCACTAAATTTTCCTAAATGTTCCATCGCGTTATCAAAGCTATCCAGGATCTCATTGAGCACTTGGGCTTTACCCTGGCTCCTGTATAGCTCAACGTCTTCCAAAGTGTCGTTATCCTTCCGGATCAGGTCAAGGCTTTCCCTCAAGAACTCCATGAACCTCGACCCAGCACCATTCTCCCTCAAGGAGATGAGGTCTTTAAATTCCTGCTGCTGCATTTTCTTCACGGAAAACCTCCTCTTCTGCCTGGTCAAGAGCATCCTCACCGCCGGTCAGGGTATCAAGCTGACTGACTGCGGATTCTGCAACAGACGCATAGTCTTTTGCTGCTTGAGCATCTGTCTGAGTTTCACGGGCCGCAGCCTCTGACTCAGCCTTGGCTGCTTCCAAGGCAAGCTTTTGTCTCTCGATCTCGAGTTCTGCCAGCTTGACTTGATTGTCAAGTCGCTTGGACTCCATATCCATCTGCTTAACCTGGAGGTCAAGTTGGAGGGCTTGGAGTTTAAGCTCGGCTTCCATCTGAGTCTGAGCTGCTTGGGCTTCCTGAGCCTGAGTCTGGGCCTGTTCTCTTTCGTTGGCCATGTCCCGGACTTCATCCGGGCCCTTAACAATCTGAGTGCCTTCCATCTCAAGAGCTGAAGCAACCTCCCGGAGGACGTTACCTCGTCCCTCAAGACCCATAAGAATAGCATCTTCAGGATTGAGAGTAGCTGTAAGGAACTGCATACGGCGTTCGGCCATCTGCTCCTTGACCATAACTGCGACAGCTCCTGTAGTGACGATCTCTATGTCGCCGCGTATGTCTGGATCTGGGTCGAACTGCATATTGTAATCGAACTGTCTGCGTACGGTTGGTTTGAAAATGTCCTTATCGATACCGAGGATGACCCGCTTGATGCCTTTAGCTGCTGAGGACATGAGCATAGATAGACCACTGGAGGTCCTGCCTGCACCTGCAACCTTGTCACTGCCAAAAGCGTAAGCCGGGATTCCTGTATAGTCATCTGCCAGTCTTGCAAAGTTTTCATAAACCCGGAAAAGCTGTTCGGCGTTTGAGTTCGGTTGGAAGAAACGAACCGCGGGTATCGACTGGTTGTTCCTGTTAACTGTCTGCCAAACCTTACCCGGGTATACATTCTCAATGTCTTCCCCCGGGGCCAGGCGATCAGTATCGACCTCAGACTGGGGACCGGAAGCGAGACTCATGTTGTACACCAAAGCCCGGACAGCTGCATTGCATATCCGCTGAAGGTCTTCCATGAGTTCAGGGACGCCTTTGTACCAAAATGACCCCGGCACTTTTCGCCAGCCCGTCTTCGAGTACGGCCGGCGTCCCAATTCGTCTTCATTCTTATTGACAAAAATCAGGGTCGAGTTGACTACTATGGCGTTTACTTCGTATTCCTCCAGCGGTTGGATCTTGATATCCTTGAACCCTGGCATCTTCTCAACGCCATGCTCTATCAGCTTCTGTCCCTGGACCGGGCACCAGAACTCAAGAGCGTCGACGTAATCACGGTACATAACTTTGTCCGTGTCTTTATCCTCCAGGTCGTCCCTGTCGGAATCAAGAGAGTCTTTCACAGTGGAGTCATTCGCCACAGTATCAAAAGATTCGAGAACTTCATCGATGGCGTCAGCATCATACCCGGGCTCTTCTTTCAGAGCCACAAGGTCAGAGCGAGATAATTTAACTCTCTCGATAAGACTGCCGTCATTTATACAGGTAGCTCCTGGGGATGGGTATATGTCAAGAGGTGAGACTCTCTCATATTCAGGCCGCACTTTATCTACGACTACCCTGTTAGCTTTCCCGGTAGCTTCGTCTATCTGCCATTCGATGCGCTGGTACTGCCGAGGTATAGGGCCTTTTATAATACCGGCTTTAAGTGTTACGACATCAGAAAGGAAATCTTCGAAAGCGTCATCCCAACCACCCTCGACCATCTGGTCGTGGATCTTGGTCTCCATCTTGAGAGTTCGCTTGTCAAGCTCTATCTTGAGGCTCTCTTCTGCCTCCGGCCTCATCTCCTCAAGGACAGCAGGCAGATCTTCGATATCTACCTCAGCCCCCTGCTGGACGAGGAAATCCCGCAGTCTCTGCGCTGTCATCTCCAGCGTCTTCTGAACCAATGGTCTTGTCGGTTCAGGGTCTGGAGTGGGGTCTATACCCCAGGACTTATCAGAGGACGAGAATATGTCAGCGAGCCAGGACTCACCGTGGGAACACTTGACATTCGTAAGACCCATGAAGACATCAGCACCGCCGGCTTCAAGGATCTTTTGTAACTTCGTGGGGTCATACTCAGAATCACGAGACCGCAGATTGTCAATCATCTGCTGCTGGATACCCTCGTCTTCCTTGTGGGACTTATTCTGCTCCCAAACGCCGAGCAGATAACCGACAAGTCCTCTCACCTCAGCAGACTGCTGATCAAGGATTGCCTTCTCTTTTTCCTCTTGCTCGGTGCGTTGAGCAGCCTCAGCAACGGATGCTGCTGAGGCCACTCTCAGAGGACCACCTTGGAACTCGGGCTGAGCCATAGTACCTCACCACGAAAAATTAGTTAGCTGAACGACTTACTTCCACCCATTCGTCAGTAGTCGGTGCAATCAGCGTAATAGTATCATCAGCGTCACCAGCAAATGCTGCTGACAGAGAAGCTGTACCGGAATCAGCGATTCCCAGCTTATTGGTGGCCCCTGTGCCAACAGTCAGAGTGACCTTATCGCCGGCCTCTTTAGGAGCTGCCAGAGTGATAGTGTTGGTATAGCCATTGGCCTGGCCACTTGGTGTGATGAGATAATGAGCTGACTTAACAGTGAGAGCTGTACCATTGTCGCCACTGAAGCTGACATTAGGCTTAAGGGTCTCACGGCCGATGTTAAGCAGGTCTGTCACTGAGAAACTCTCGTAACGGGCTGCAACTGCCGACAGGCAGGCCACAGCTAGGAAAGCTCCAGCGAATTTAGCGAGTAGACTACGGTCCTTCATTCTTGATCCTCCTCTTGTTTCAACTACGACATTGAATTATTATGGGTTGACCATAACAGTAAAACCCACGATTGTCAAGGAAAAAAGATTAACTCCAGGCAGAAAAATCCTTGACTCTTATGTTTTTCTTCTCCGCGAGGCCCACTCCGGTCTCAAATTGACCTAACCCAATGCTCACAGAAGCCTTCCTGAGATGCAGGCAACCATACTGCAAAGCGTCGTGGGGGTGAGAGAATTCGTTCTTTTCGGGGGTTTCCGTGAACCTGTCCTTGCTGCCACTGAGCCGGACTTTCCGGAACTGGTAGCCTCCGAGAAAGCCCCGGCGTAAGACTTCACAGGTGGGGGAGAGGACAAATCCTGGCTCGCCATCCACCAGTTTGGACAGGAACCAATCAACAGATTCCTTCCTCGGGATGAAGTCATTCGTCGGGGCTGAGACCACGGGGAAGCCATTCTGCTCCAAGGACTGGAAGCAGGTAACTTCATTGGACTGAGCCCTTGCACCGCCTGCCGGGTCTCCGACACAGGCAAAGTGCATCCCCTGGTATTTTTCAGTTGTCAGAAAAGGTTTCACCACATCACGGGAGAATCGGTCACTTCCCATATCCTCGCTGACCAACTCGTCAAGAACACGGAGTTGGCCTTTGGGGGACATCTGCATAATGATACAGCTCGGAGTCAGGCCAAAATCCCACCCCAGCAAAAGAGGTAACCCGCGGTAAGGTTGCAACTCTTCTTTGGCACAGTGGACTTTGTCGTTATATGCTGCGTAAACAGGTTTCCCGGTATAGATACTGCCGTATTGCCCGAGGACGTAGACCTTAATCCACTCCTCTGACTTACCCGGAACCATCCGAGCATAGTAATCAAAACCGCTGTTGTGGTTCTCGATATTCTCCGCCCTCTGGATTCCGTGAGTCCCGTCATTGGGGACGTAATGCACATCTCCCTCTTTGTTCTCTATCCGGATCATGGCAGGAGGTTGCTTCCAAAAGCGGTACCCTTTCGGTTTCTCTGTCTCCGCCAGGCGGTACCACCAGTGGTCAGTGTCCGGTGGGTTGGTATCCATGACAATGCCTGTCCATGTCGTGCCTCCCATGTTCTTGGCAGGGTAGCGGTCGACACGGGAGGTAAGCATCTCAAGGACACTCTCCCGGATTTCAGACGCCTCGTTGATAAATGCCCCGGTCAGTTCAAGGGACTTGAGCTTCTTAACGTCGTCCTCGATGTCAAGAGCCAGGAAGAGGAACTCCGCCTCCACCCGGGTTCCATCAGGTAAATCAACCTTCAGAACGCCCGAGATCGGAGTGCTCTGCCGGATAGGGCACACAGCCCGGGGTATCCAGTCTTCGAATGTCTTGATGGTCGTCGACAGCAATTCGGGGTACGAGTTACGTATCAACGCCCAGCGGGACCGACGCACCCCGTTATGAGGTTTCTGCTCAAGGGCTCTAGTGTAGAGCTCCATGATGCAGGCTACTGTTTTCCCGCCTCCCACAGGGCCAAGTATCCCTCGTACAAAAGCGTTCGAACGGTGGAACTCTTGAGCTGTCGGCAGTGCTTTATAGACCTTCTTAAAATCTTCTTCACAAAATGCTTCCTGTTTCGGTTGTGCCATTTGGATTCTCCTCCCCACTACGACATGGTGTTTTATCCTACGACACGGACTTTGGACTTGACTTCGGTCTCTTTGGAAACAATATCGCCTTCATAGAGCAGGACATACTCGCCCTCCTCAGCGGCATCAGTGATCCACTTAAGAGCCAATGAACGATCCGTAAATGGCCCCGATTGAGGACGCAGAGAAACCTGATCCCCATCCATCTTGTGAACTCTCCGGTACACGAAGATCGGCTTCTTCTTCCTCGGTCTCCTTGCTTTCTGTGTCGGTTCGCTGTTCGGTGTTTCTTCGCTCATTCTGTATCTCCCAGGTCTCCCATGTTATGGGGCCTTTCGGTTTGGTTGTTTTAGGGTCAAAGGGCTTAGGCTCTTTGATCGGTTGGTTGTTAACATTGAAGCCTTCCTCAATCCTGCCGTCGTGGTAGAACACGTAGGATCGAAGCTCCGTTACCTGCCGGCATATAGTGCCAAAGGACGCATGGGAATCGAAGGTATCAATATGTCTGGACATATCAAACCCCGGAGTCCGGGCTAACAAGACACCCCTCTCGGAGGGACCCATATCAGAGTCAACAGTTATCTGCACTACCTGCCTCTCCTGCCCGGGCCGTGGTCTTATCTCCGTAAGGACCTCGGGGTTCCAGGCAGAGGTATCAGAGGCTACCACCTGCATACCCCAATACGAATCAGGGCGCCCAAGATCCTCGAAGACATCTGCACTCACAATGATCTGGTATTTATCACGGAATGCAGGAGAGACCAGACTCCGCACTCTGTGCGCAGAGCTTACGACCTGCGACTCCAGGAGACTAACTCCCGGAGGGGTAGTAGTCCAATACCGTGGGTCGTGGTCAAAGTTCGTATGGGGCTCCCCGTCGTCCCAATCCAAAGCGTCTGCAAAGGGATTAGGTGTCTGGTCAGCCTGAGTCTGCCATATCCTGCCAGGGTATATCCTGTCTACATTAGGTATCTGGTAGTCGTGTATCGTGATACTAGGGATTGGGCGGATGTTAACCCGATCCCCCGCCGCTTCCTCGGGAGGAGGTGGCATCTCATCCGTCGGCTCGGGGATTGGGCGAACCCAATCTCGGAGCCGTGTCGCAGCCTCAAATATTTCTGAAGCCCTCGACATTACACTACCCTCCCTTTAACGATACGTTTGTTCTGTAGCTCAAACCAGTCGTCGTCCGTCGGGTCACGTTCGATGACCGCAAAGCCATTGACCCAGTCGTTAGCCGGGCAGTAGGCCGGATGCAGTTCACAAAGACAACCGACACTCCAGCAGGAGAGAGGGCGGTCTCGTAAAGTCTTACCGACGTAGTTATCCGAACGGTGCCAGTGTCCTGTGAGACAGCACTCCCTCGTTTTCAGGAACATGTTTCTCGCAGGGTTAACTCCACCGGATCTGCCACCGTACTCGTCTCCGTGCATCACGTTGAGCTTACCAAACTGCATAGGTCTCTTATCAGGAACCCACTTGATTCCGTAAAGGTCAAGCTCCAGTACCTCGTCAAGGGTACGGATAAAGTTTGCACCGAACAGTTCAGGACATGCCGACATACCAGCCTTCGGTATCCGGGCTTCATGGTTGCCTTCCTTCCAGATGATCTTAGCATCCGGGAAAGCCTCACGGAGGGATGTCAGGAACATATGCACCATCTCAATCTCCCCGGCCAGGCCACGCTCCCTCGGGTCCTTCTCGAACCGGGAGACTTTGTAACAGTCCATGATGTCCCCGCCAAGCAGAATGGAATCACACTTCTGATCCAATCCGTACTGCAAGGCCAGCTCGAGTGCTTCTTTGCTGTGGTACGGGAAGTGGATGTCAAAGAGACTCAGCATCTTCTTGTAACTCGTCGGGATGATAAAGGGCTCAAACCCGTTCTCCGGACCTTCCGGCAGACGGAAAGGATTTGTCTCAGTAGCCTCAGGCCTCCCCTCGGAACAATCCAGCTCCTCGGACACCTGATCCCGGAGAGCACTGCCAAGAGCTTTTGTCCGGTACCGGATCATTGTGCGGATCTGGTCAATGTCTTTAAAAACCCCAGGCACCTCAGCATAGATCAAACGGGCCAGAGTCCTCTTAGGCATGTTAGTGTACTGTTTGAGGTAATCAGTTACGATCGCCCCTTCTACCGATTCAGGTGTGCCTTTTTTCGTTTTCGTTTTACTTCCCATAATAAAATCTCCGTTAGATAAGTGCGGTAAACGTTTTGATAAAGTTCGACGAGTTCTGCTGAGAGAAAGAGTTCTCGTAATCCTCAAGCCACTCCCCCTTCTCCTCCTCGGTCATAATCGAATCATGCCCATCGAGACACGACCAGTCCGCCAGTTCCTCAGAGCCAAAGAGATGGTTGCCCTCAACAGACAGCATCTCCATATCAGCGTCATGCAGCACAAGAAGCTCCCCTTCACTTGGCAGCCTGCCCAGATACTTCTGATAAATCAGGTTCTGTATCTTAGTCTCAACGTCCCGATACCCAGGCAGCATATCTTTCAACGGCTTTGGTATATCCCTCAGGTATGCTTCAGAAGCATCATGCAGAAGACCTATCAGCTGCGCATCCCTTCCGTGGGGCAACAGAAGACGGCAGACCCACAGAGAGTGCAGAGCCACAGTGCCCGAAGAGAAGTTAGCAAAACGATGTTCCCTCGAAAGAGCCAACGCAATGTCGTTAACCCGAACCATATCAGCGGTAGGCTCGTCAAACACAAACCGACCAGTAGGCGTCATTATCCAGTTATCCTTCATCTTCGGTCTCCCCCTTCTCCGCACCGCCATCACCCGGTATGTTAGAAGCAAAGTCATTGAGGTCATCCCATTTCGGATCAAGGATACCCCCGACAATAGCACGGTCATAGTGAAGTGCAAACATAACGTTGCACATCAAAGCTGCCGGATGGTCCTCATCGTCCAGAGCATCTACTACCTTCTCAGCGTGACGCCAGAACGAATCAAGGGTCCGGGAGATGAACATACCTTTCGCCCAGTTCCACTCGTCGTACTTCTTAGCACCTTCCTCAAGCCACTTCTGCAAACGGTCCTGCCCATAAAGAGCCGCGGCGTTGGCTAGAGCGATGTCAAGGTACTGATAGTTCCTGTGCAGTTCGTACATCATAACCATCTCGCCGGCGAAGACCGCCATGTCAGCGAACTTAACAGCATCCTCGTCCTCGCCGTACTTCCCGCCCTTCTTGTTCACAGCGAAGCGTTGCTTGAGCATACCGAACTTTGCATACGGGGAGAAGAGTCGTGGTGACACTTTCCCTTCAGCGGCGTCCCGTACTGCGCCCCCTTCAAATTCCTGTCTCTTGCCCGAGTCCTTCATTTCCATCTGCGGTTCCTCCATTAGTTGACGATAGCGTAATCTTCCATGATGTCGCGTATCCTCTCGTTAACACTCGGAAGCTTTATGTCCTCGTCTTGTAGTTTCGTGGTGTCGACGACGACATTGGCAAACAATCCGTTGGTTGCCCTTATTGCTTCGTTCATGTAAAAATCCTTCCCGGGATTAACCTTCGCCTGGTACTCTTCAGCCACCGAGTAATAACTGGTGACTCCAGGATTAAAGACATTATAGACTCCCGTACACTTCCTGTCAACTAAAATCTCAATGCAATAACCAAGATCAGAAAGTGAAACAGCCGAAGTCGGTTCGTGGGAGAGAACAGTCTCCCTCGATACTCTCGTAATCAGATTGTCCAAGTGAGGCTGATGCGAAAAAATATTCCGGGTACGGAGTATAAGAGCATCGTCATGGGGTAAAAGAGTTTCAGCGTAATACTTAGACCGGGAGAACCAGTCGACAGGTTCGACCGGATCGTCCTCAGCAGCACCGACCGTTCCAGTCGGGTGCAGGTCGGCATCCGATATATGGACAAACTGTATCGAGGGATTGATGAGATTCTTGACCATATTAAAAATCCGAGGTCCTACAGCATGGGCCCGGTACTGAACAAGCTTCTTGGCTTTCCTCGGGGCACTCACGGTATTCACAACCACATCCGGATTCGTAGCCTGGAGAAACGCCTCCATCATAACCGCGGAACCCAGGTCGTCAAGAGGTTCAGGTACCGTATCAAATCGATCCGCCAACTCCCGGCCAAGCCAGCCGTCCCCAATCACAACATACTTCTTAGACTTCATCGTTACGTCTCTCTCCTCCCCACTTTATCTTTCCAGGCCCGGTACCTGACATGCCCACAGTGCGAGCACCTCTCGACCTTCGCAGTATACGGGATACTGCAAAGGCCGGAGGGCTTCATCTCTCCTCGGCGACACTCAGGGCATGAATTCTCAAGAACCGGGTTTTCCATTTCCTTCTTCGGCATTACTTAAGCAGCCTCTCCAGTTTAACGACGACCTTCTCGTGTTCAATATCGAGTTCCCCGGCAGAACCAAAGCGGTCCCGGGCCAGATCATCGTAGTTGCTTAACATCAAGTGTATCATCTCGTGCTTTGCCAGATCCTGTACCGTAGGCACTTCCTCCCCCTGATGATCCGGTGCGTCGGGAGCAAGGAACACGTTAGCCGTCCTGCCCCGCTGGTCAGCATTGATCCCGGCAAAGGAGTTCGGTACGCACTGGTTAAACTCAAAATAAAGGTGGTACCCGGTAACACCGAACTCCTTCTGGTAGTACCTGCACCACTTCTTGAACTCAGTGAAGTCCTTCTTAGTTCTACGTACTCTTGGTTTCATCTATTCCCTTTTCGTGGTTAAGTTACAAGCATTATCTCACATCCCCGTAGTCGTGTCAACACTTAAAAAATTAACAGACCAAAGAATCCAGGCACACAGTCCAGACATACCGAGGACGACGAGGTGGACGGCCAACACTGCTTTAAGTCCCCGGGCCCAGCAGATCCTGAAAGGGTTAGAGACCATATTGAGAGGCACGACCCAGAAAAAAAAGATATAGGCGATACAAGGGAAGGACAAGACCCCTGCCCAAGCCAGTACTTCTTTAAGCGATCCCATAATGTTCCTCCCCTATCTTAGTCCACCAGGATATAGGCCCCCAGCTGCGACGGGTGAATGACTCTACCAAGGTCAAATACGTTTTAGTCACAAGGGTACACGACATAGACCCGAGCTTCGGAACGAACTTCTCCGCTTCAACATAGCGTTTTACTTTCCTGAGCCTGGGTGATATCACCTCTGTCTCTTTCCATCTCCTCTTAATTGTATACACAACATCTCCTTTCATTTTCGTATAATATACCAAAAAAATTTTAAGAGGTCAAGTGTTTATTTGTGGGGAGGTGGGATTGGTCCGGTGGGGTGAAAGAGTGTTAGGCGTAAGTGTTTAGTACCGGTACCCTATTTACCCCCACCCCCTAATCTCGCCTTGGTCCACTACCCCCTCGTCCTACCGCTACTCCAGACCTTTTTTGAGCCGAAACTCGTTGCACTCGTAGAAATTCCCAACGTTTTGGAAAGAGAGTGGTTGATCCCTAACTGATCGTAATGCCCACGTCAATAGGTTGAGCAGTCATCATTTGATGGCGTAAAGCTCAACCTTCTCTTTTGTTTGCTCGTTTGCTCGCTTCGCTCGCTGCACTCGCTGAAATTTTCACTTTTCTGGATCGTTGTTTGTTAACCCTTAATAAAGGAGAATATTATGTCAAGATCCGCAAAAGCTATTATCGACCATATCTCATTGGGTAAGTCGAAGGTACAGCAGAAGCCTGAAGTGTTGTTCGTTGTAACAACTGTTGAAGGCATCACTATGTTCCATCGTGACTCACTCAGTGATAAGGAGATATCTTCTGGCCCTAACGAGGGTCGAACGATGTGTCAGGTGACACTCGAACGGTATCGTCGTGCTCTTGAGCTCGACGAGTCTGCCACACCAGCAGAAATAATCTCTGGACTCCAGAAGTTCAAGGGTGAAGAAGTGACTGTCGTTATCGGTAGTTACACTGACCCTGATACTCAGGTAATCACGCCAGAGATAGAGAGCCTTATGCTCCCCGGTGTAGGCGGCATGGCCGTCGACGCCTTCGTCGCATCGCTCAACATATAACTGAATATAGGTAGGTCAGACCCTCATAAGGGCTGGCCTACCGCTCTTTTATATAAAGGAAGGCTCGCTACGCTCGCTTATTTTTTCTTTTAGGCTCGCCGCAAGGCGGCTCGCGACAAGCTAGCTCGCTGTAAACTTCGATCAAGGAGTTATGAAATGGAACTCATATTCTTATTAAGTGTCATATCAATTGGCTTAGCCGTCGCGTTTGTTAGATAATACGATAACACCCTTACCGCTAAGCCCCTTAATCACTCTCACCTCGTTCTACTCCTTGTACTTCAAGGTTTAGGACGACCCCTTTATGTTCGACACGCTGTCGATCTGCATACTTCTCAGGATTCCCTGCTTTGAGCTGGAGAGCCAGGAGAGAGTCGGAATAGACTGTCTGATCACCACACTTCTTACCTTTGTGGAAGACACCTTTCTTGACACCCTCTAGTGCTCTACGGTCAGCTTCATCTTCTCTAAGCTGTTGACGGAGAGTCTCTCCTAGCTCACGGGAACGTTGGTATAAGGACCAAAGGACGCCAGATTGATCAATGTGGTAGAAGTCAGCAAAGTCTGACCAGACAAGGTCAAGTTGTTGAAGAGCCGGCTTGTGGTTGTGTCCGAGAGCGAGGAGTTCGCAAAACTCCACTGCCTTTTCCCGCGTACATGTACCTACCTTCTTCCTTTTCACTTTCCCCTCCACCAGCTCTTTCCTATCATCCCATTCGATGTCAAACAGCTTCTCTTTTAGCTTTTTCATCACTCCTCCAAAAAAAAGTTGTAAAAATTTGTTACAAAAATGTAACGCTAGTCATAAGTCATTGAATATCAAGGAGTAATCAATATACGTTCCATAACTCATTGAATACCAAGGCTTTAACCCCCCTAAACCCTAAAATAATTAAAATAATAAATAAAACCGTGAGATAAACCCCCAAAAAGAGGGTCAAGGTACCCTATTCATTGAGGCTACTTCGAGGCCCCGGTTTTTCCCGATTTTTAATTATTTTGCCATTTACCCCTGTTAACCTATTGACTCCCAGGGGTTTATAGAACGTATATTGATTTTAAGCAAATAATTATTTTGCCATTTGCCCCTATTAACCCATTGACTCCCAATGGTTTATGGAACGTATATTGATTGAAAAATGTTACATTTTTTACCATTTTGAGTCCAAATCGTAACATTTTTACTTTCCCTTTCTCATTTTTGAGACCTCGATTTAGCCAATATTTACAGGGGTCTCATTTTTACCCGAAAATTTGGCACGCTTCTTGCTAAGAGCCACTCAGAGCTCTCAGCCTACCACTTTATTTTGATATCTTATTAACATAAATCTACGTTTTTGTCAATTAAATAAACTTAACCAAAGAAAGGGGGACTACTTCCCATGTCTGACAATACTTTAATACGAAAAGACCAACTACCCGATAACGGGCGTATCATCAACGAAGCCCTAATGTTCGCCGACGCTAAGATCATAGGCAAAGACATCGCCGGCTTCCGGCTGCTGACTTACCGTTCAGAGTATGTGCACGGTATGCCTGTCGTATTCAACCAGGATTTAATACCAGACGGAGACTTCCCGGACACACCTTTCAATGAGAATACCTGGTTGTGCTTCGAGGAGACAGGCAACGTTTACGGACGTATTGCCTTAGATGAATATCGCAACTTTAACGGGGATTATGTATTAGCCCCTTACTTTTGTAATAACGAGATTTCAGGGTCTTCAGCCCGTGACCTACTGGGTTTCAAGTCTTCCTGGGGTATCGGAAATCACGAACACCCTAGTAGCTGGGGGGATGCCCTCGTTCAGGACAGTTCATGGGAAGTTGGACGTATTTGGGAGGTTGTCTATAAAGACGCCGCACCTGAAGCTCCACCTGTATCTCGCTCCTGGGTTCCGACGGTTGGGGAGAAGGAGAAGGAGAAGGAGAAGTGATACCGGATTATCCTAGAAGAATTATGGCAGTGTTCCCTAACCCACATACCGTTGTGTACGTGGACTGGGAGCACCCTTTGGAGTTACATCTCGAACAGTGCAAAGAGCTCGCTGAGCTTATCTCAAGAGACATGCAATGCACTTGGGGGTCTAACCGTCTGATCATACAAGAAGCCAATTCCTTTTATAGGAGGAGGAATAACTCTGTAGCCATACGGCTGGATAGTGCCTGGGCTGCCCAATGGGGTGACTACAAATGGTACTATGGTGAGTATACCTCTACTTCTGGAATATCGGAGACTTCGTTAGAGCTCATTGTGTATGAAGACTTTATCAGTCGTTTAGCGGAGGAATATCCCGATTATTACGGCTATTTAGTCCCGACACCGCCGGCACCGAGCATATCCAGATCCTGGATACCTGTAGCCAACGGTGATAACGAGAGGGAAAAGAAGGAGAGAAAAAATGAAATTCGATATTAAGGAACTTAAAAAGCTCTTCCCTTTTCATAGTGTGATACTCGCTGTTAGGGAAGAAAGCCAGATTGACTTGGCTTTTAGTCTCGTAGAAGTAGTTGAAGCATTTCACGGTAGCGGGGACGCTGCTTCCGGAAGAGACTTCTTCACTAAAACAATGCTCAAAAAGCTAAACCTACATAAAGGTAAAGCTTTGGGGGTAAGAGTAGAGTATAGCGCGATAATCCAGGGATTTATGCCTTGGGTTTATTCAGGGCTAAGTTATTATGAGCGCGAAATAGAACGGGCTGAGGCATGTGGTCATAGACCTCACATGGCTATCTACGAGCTTTCAGAGTTCGCTGAGAAGCTTGGTACACTCGTTGATCTATCTGGGTACGGTATATGTCTACAGGTTAAACCGACCATGTCCCGTACCTGGGTGCCTGTTAATACAGGTGACAGTGGTGATGAGGGAGAAGGAGGGAGAAAAAAGCAATGAACTATACAGAATATTGTAAAGCTTTCCCTTTCAAAACTACTGTAGTCCTGATGGAAACGAAGGAAAACATTGAGATAATGTTCAAAATCCTGGGACCTATGGGTTGTCTTAGACGACCGGATGAGGACTTCCGGGAAATACTGACTGAGAAACTGAATAGTTCGCCCGGGAAGTTCTCTCATGGAGGGCCGCAGCACGTATATCTTGAGAGGAACATGACTGATGAGAGACTGAAGTACTGGACCTACGCGCATGCAGGTTACCTAGATGAACAATCTGACTACAAAAGAGGTATCAATGCCGAGGTTTTGTCTCTACAAGAGTTCATTCCAAGACTCTCAAAGGCTATTACTCTACCTCTAGAGGTCATGGGAACTGTCAAGCCACCCATGTCCCGTACCTGGGTACCTGTTGAAATGGGGGAACAGCCATGATTGACCTGGTAAAACTATTCCCGAATGAAAAGACTGTCGTGGAAATTCACTCCTTGTCTGAATTTGATGGATTGTTAGAGGATATGGAGAAGTTTGATACCTGGTTGATGAGAGACGAGATTATCAGTACTGCGAAATTGTTTTTTAACAGAGAGAACTGCTCTGTAGGATTGCGGATGGTGCATAGGACCTACGAGGGTGTAGTAAAACTGGCTCCGGCTTGTAATAGGTTACAGCTCTACTCAAAGATGTGTCGAATCTACCTCGGGTATAGTAGGTGGGTACCGAGAGAGTTCTTAACTGTTAATGAATTCATGTCTCGGGTACTTGAAGCTGAAAAAGCACTCAAGCCACCCATGTCCCGTACCTGGGTACCTGTTGAAATGAAAAATAAGGAGAAGGAGAAAACCGATGCTAAGTAATTTGGTAATTGTAATTCTGGTCTTGAACGTGTTGATCGCTGTCGAAGAGTGGTTCGGTCTGACTATCAGCAAAGAAAATGGGAAGCCCATATTCGGCCTTATGATCGGACTGTTAATCCTGGCCTTTGCTCTTGACGCGGCATACCTTATTATGACGTATGTTAAATAATAAAAGAAATACCAATAAAGCATTGGCGGGAGAAAGCCCCGCCCCAATTTCTATTTTGACGGGCAAGCACAAATGCTTGGGACAGCTGGCTAGGTGCACCCTTGGGTCGGAAGTCTGCCTCTTTTGCCTCTGCCCGTCGCCACTTTTTAAGAACTAACAAAGGAATTGAACCATGAAAAAGAAAAGAAGGGAAAGAAGAGTAAGAATTAAATTCAAAAAAGTATTCCCCAAAGACCTCTATTCAACCTACGGAAGCTCAGGAGTTTTTATGGGGAGCTCCTTCCGCCTATGCCACGAAGGGGTACACAGATATTACAAGTTGCCTAAAAATCTGGAAGATTTTACGATCGTGGTATGTAAAGACGAGCCAAGAGACCTACCTGAAGACAGTTACACCATAGTAAAAGTTCGGTTCTTTCCGGGTATGAACAAGTACGGGTACTTGGACGCTGACGGAATTTCCGGGATGAGCGACATAACTGACCCCGTAGCCTTCACTCTGGACAGTGGTCAAGGTGACAGGATTATTGGGCGTCTATTCAGTACGATTGAGTTAAGAGACTGGAAGCCGGTATATGTCTGGCTGGAATACCAATAACCACTTTCTAAAAATTAACATTGGAGACCCCATCTAAACCACTCGTACCAGTAATTAACATATAAACCAAAACAAAGAAAGGAAAGTTCAATGAAACTCGTAACAGTAGGAAATGAATCATATCTCGTAGCCAAGGTAACCAACAAAGACGGAGCAATGACCTTGGCAGAGGCTTACTCACTCAGTGGTAAAGTCCCTGAAGTAGCCGTATCGTCTTTTGGTTTCTATCTGAAAAAGAAACTGAAAGGTGAACTGATCACCTTGAATGTCACAGGTGGCGTTGCAACATCAGTACGCGACCTCAGTGAGAAAGAGAAAATCATCCTTGATGATCTCCAGAACAAGATGCAGCTTGCAAAAGATCTTGCAATGCCAAGGCTCATCGAGAGAACCTTCGCCGATATCGCAGGTGTTTAAACTATCTGCCGGGGCGCAATTCCCCGGCCCACTTTATGGTAATGTAAACCCTCTTTTCTAAAACTAACCAAAGGAGACAATAGATATGGATATTCTGTATCACATGGGAGCTATATTTATCATATGGCTCATAACTGTAATAGCAATAACTGCAACACGCAGAGGATGCCTACAACTCACTCATGTAGACTACAAAGAAGCTACGAAGACTGCTTTCTCACACATCTACTCGTGGGTTCACATTCTCTGTATCCTGGCAGCGGTAATCATTGCGCTATTGCTTTGGAACCCGCTGGCTCGGGACGCTGAAGAGTTTCGCAAAATCCCGGACGCTGAGGTAGACGAACAGCACGCTCCCGCAAGTCCGGAAGAAATTAAGGTGCTGAATAAGGAGAAAGTAAAGCAGAAGGGCGAGCTTCTGAAGAAGGAAGCCGAAGCAGACAACAATAAAGCAATGGAAGATGCAACGAAGCTCTTCCAAAACACAGGAAAATAATATGTCTAAAAGATATTGGTTCATCATGTTGGCACTCGTCGCAGTAATGTTTAACTCAGGTTGTGGCAAAGTCGTACCTCCAGGTACCAGCGTCATCGTTCTGAAACCTCGCGGTACGGGTATGATCAAGCACGAAGGAGTATTCAAAGCCTGGGGCAGAGACAAGGTATATTTTGTCGACACCAAGCTTAAGAGCTACAACAAAGATATTCAGGTACTGTGTGCCGACGACATCAACATGACGATCAGACTCAAATGGGTTGGTTCTTTCAAGGTTGATAATAAAACACTGGACGTGATCAAGAAAAAGGTCCCGGCGCAGAGAGTTAACAGAGGAGACATCGAAGGTTATGAGCTCTCCCTCAATACATTCTTCGCTACAGCTATGGAAGACCTGCTGAGTGCTACGGCACGAGATATTATCAGTCCGTACGTGACCGATAACATCCGTGAGAAGCGTCAGGAAATACAGAAGTCAGTGCGCCAAGCCTTTCTTACTCGCATGGCTGCGCTGAAGTATCCGGTAGAGACTGCTGATGTACTCATTACGAATCTGGATTACCCGAAAGAGGTAACCGAGATGCGTAAGAAAATCAAGCAGGAAGAACTCAGAGATATTGAGAACGCAGCGATCGCCAAAGCAAACGTAGCAAAAGCAAAACGTAATGCAGAGCTTGCATCAGAGAATGGTAAGGCTGCTCTCGTGCAGGCAAAATCAGATGCTGCATCTAACAGAGTAAGATCTGCTAGTCTTACCCCCGAGATCCTGGCTGTTAAACAGCTTGAGACTCTGGTCAGACTTGCAGAAGGTCAGAACAACACCGTAGTTGTTATTCCCTACGAAAGTATTCGTCCGGGAATGGAAGGGCTCCTCTTGAACCGGGAGTCCATGGAGCGCATGACCAAGAAGCTCAAATAACTATATGCCGGGGCGCAATTCCCCGGCCCACTTTATTTTAGACGGAGCGTGGGGTGGGCCCGTATGAGTCGAAAGACCACAAGCAGATAGGACGCTGTCTGCACCCTCTCCACCACTTTAAACAAATAACAAGGAATTAAACCATGACAAGAGAAAAAGTGGTAAGTCAGGCTTGGGTAGAAAACGATAATAAGCTCTGTATACGCTGGAATCCTGACGAGGGTGCGGAAACGCTTGGAATGTTTCACCCAAGCAAGCACGAAATCATTGCGGAAGCCTTTATAGGTAAATCAGCGACAGAGGCTTGCGACTTGTTTAATGAGATAGTTTATTCGGAGTTACAACATGGAGGGCTATGATGACAAGAGAACAATGGGCAAAGCTGACGCCTGAAGAACAGCGAATCAAGGTTGCTGAGTTGTGTGGATGGTCAGACATCTGGTACAGCCACGAACAAGGGCAACCCTTCGGACTGACCGGGTACTACAAAGAGACGAAGTTATACCGACGTCTCGTACCTCACTACCTCAACGACCTCAATGCTATGCACGAGGCTGAGAAGCTGTTGTTTACTGAGGCAGGTACGGAGCATCTTGAATATGAGTTTGCTGATTGGTTAGGAGAAATCGTGCCGGACAAGCCGACGGACATAACACATTGGATGGTTCACGCAACAGCAGCACAACGGGCAGAAGCTTTCGTATTAACGATGGATGAAAGGACGGTGAGGGATGAGTGATTTAGCTGGAAGAATAGCAAAGACGGGCGCAGAGTTGGCGGAAGATCCGGAAGCGGAGATCCATAGACTCCAGCAGGAGAACGGGCGGTTGAGGGAGGCGTTGGAGGAGATTGCTGGGGCTAAAAAGATGGTGATGAACAGGATTATTTCAGTTACAAAGGGCAGGCATCCTGTCCATGTAGCTAAAGCCGCCCTCTCAGCGCAGGACGACAAGCAGGGAGGTGAGGTATGAGTGAATACGGTGATATGTGCAAAGAATTGAGAGATAACAAGCGAGAGGCAAGAGCCTTGTTTGGCATACCATGCGAAGGTTGCAGGAAGATGCGACCAAAAGCAGAGCCTACGATTATGATGCCACAGCGCAAGTGCAAAGTATGCGGCAATCAGGATCATCGAACATGGCGCAACATAGCGGTAGACCTCCAACGCCAGCTTGACGAGGCGAGGGAGCTTGCTACTCAAGAGCGTAAGGCTAGGCACGAGATGGATAAGGCTTGGCGAAAGCAACTTGCCCAGCTCCAGCAGGAGAATGGGCGATTGCGGAAGGCTTTGGAGTTCTACGCAAAAGGCAAGCACATGGGAGGCCGTTATAAACGTCTAATGCAAAGTGACTGCTACGTCACGGAAGATGGTTACAAAGCAATGGCCGCCCTCTCAGCGCAGGACGACATAAGCGCAAACACGCTTGCCATGATTGACAAGTCGGCGCAGAACTTCAAGGACGGCAACGTGTCGGAGCCTGTTGAGGATATGAAGCATGACGACAACCAACCACAGAAACTATCACAAACAGAAAGTTGCCGGTAACGGCTGGAAGGGCAAAACTAACCACACTTAGCCGTAAGTGTAGCGACTTACGCACAAAGGAGGAAAGGGGAGAAATGATGGACGCGAAATCACTGTTGAAAGACGCGAACGAACAGATCAAAGAAGAATACGGGTTCTCACTCCTCGATAGATTCCTGGAGGATGAACAGGCACCGAAGATACTGCGCCTTCTGACGATGGCATCGATGAATTGGGGTGATAAAGACATGCTGTTATGGAAGGCAGGGAAGATACTTCAACGTAGGTATGGTTACCAACAAGTGCCGTCTCAGTGTGAACTTGAATGTTCCGCAGGACTCTGGGCTCTGGTCCAGAAAAATCCGGAACTGTTGGATTAATAGAAGAAAGGAGGCGTTATGTTTAACGCAAAAGAGGATTTCAAGAAGCGTATGCGCCTCCGGAAAGTGGAGGAGGCTCTTCTTAGAGGAATGAATGATGGGAAGAAAGGGACCAAACAGGACCGTAATCTCCCGCTCCCTCCCAGGGACGTAAAGAGCCTGGAGATAGAGGATGAGGACCTCAGAAGGAAGCCCGGTCGTCCTAAAGGTAAGGACATGAGGATGTTACGCATCAACAGACACCGGGATACAGAGGAATATTCATTTCAGACGATCAAGTTAGAGGACATACACCGCGGTAAGTGTGAGCCACCCGATGAGGATTGCTACCCTATCGTGGCCCTGACAGGGCGGGGTCTGACGAGAATCGTCCGTACCTTACAAGTGTACCTTCAAGGCATCGCGCCTCATATAGAGCAATCTGAGAGGTTTTTTGCCCCATACGAATGGGACCCGGAGGTACGAAGGTGCCGGTCCCTGACCGATTTGAAGAAAAAATTACGTATTTTAACCCATAAATACTTAACCGAACACCCGAAAAGGAGGTGAATCATGGTAGATCTGATCGCAAAAAATATAGCGGCCGTGTCCTATCTTGCTGATATTTCCGAAGATCGGCCCGTGCATATCACGATAACCAAAGGCCGATGGAAGCTCCGGGTAGAGGCTAAAGTCGCTTCTCCCGGGTTCATACAGTGGGGAGATGCACTCCATGAGGTAGTTACAAAGATGAGGATAGTCCTGTCCGCCCATAAGGAGGCGGGTACTGATGGCTAATAAACAACGATGCTCACATAGCTGGCGCACCATATCAGCCCTTGGAGGAGCTGATTGGTGCCGGCTATGTGGCACCTTGAGACTGGGTGGTGTGTATCACTACCCAAAGATACGGTTCCCCGTGGATGAGTACGTAATGGAACCTGTCATACGAGGGAAGTATGGTAAAAAAGCAAGGAGAACACGGAAATGAAGATGAAGAATTGCCCCTACTCCCCCAATGTCCGCTGCTCTGAAGTAGGGGCGGGGAAGTGTGAAGGGTGTAAGAACTTTACACCGAAAGAGGAAGAAGTAGAGGTTCTCGATGTTGACTGAAACTGAATTTGATGCCGGAGATTATGGGTGGAGTGACATACAAGACCACTTGGAACGTCAACCTTACCAAGTAACCTGCTACAGTTGCGGGAATGCTTTGACTATAAAAAATCCCCAAGTCGATTCGGACGGGGACATACTCGCAAGCGTAGAGGTCTGTTCCTGCTATGAGGAAGAGATAACAGGCCTTGCCGACGAAGTCGAGAACCTTAAGGCAGAACTCGAAGAAATCAAAAAAGAAAATGAAAACATGAAAAGAGTAAGGAGGAATGGGTTATGCAACTCATAAAAGAACCAGACCTTGACAAGCACCTGACTCAAGTGAGAACAACCACTTGCTGTCAATGCCCGACCCGGTATGAAACTGTAGGACCCAGGTATGCGGAATCCTTTACTAAGGCTGGATGGGTTATCGCTCTTGATGAGCTGAATCACACAGAGCACGCTCTCTGCCCCCATTGCCGTAACAAGAACGGATTGTAAGATGGACAGCGTACGAGTAATAGACCTTCAGGACCTATTCGAGAACCCGAAGTACGAGTTCTACGTAGCCGTCTTTGAACCAGACCCCGCCTATGAAATATTGATGGGGGTACGGAAGAGGGTTAGGGAAGAACTCCAAGGGGATTTAAAATCGAATATCTACGTAACATCAAGACGTATCTTTGAAAATAAGGTGACAGAGAGGAAGGGTATGCAGGGTCATCTAGTTGGCTTCCACTATAATGACCACTACCAGCTATACAGTACTCCATCTTCGCACCTACGAAGAGTAAACCGGCGTAAATACGGAAAAAGGGTGGAGAAATGTGAGATATCACTGGACACCTTGCAAAAGATATTGAACGGAGAAAATACAGCACCTATGCCTACAATGACGAGGACCTGGGTGCCTATAGAATAGCCCCAATGGTCGCGGGTGGCTTTAAAACCCATGACCGACGATTTAACGGAAAAGGAAATTAGTTATGACAAAACAACAGATACAAGATGCTTTTATGGATCGGCTCTTTGAGCTGGAACAACAATTACATGTGGATGGCCAATTCATCCAGCTTAACATCTTAGAGTTGAAAGATAAACCGTATAGATCAGGCGAATACAATACTTGGGTATCTTCTAACATGGCTAAGATATTGGAAGTCCTCAAGTCCCTGGCAGACATGGGCTTTACCTCTGATAATTGTAACATAGGGGATGAATCGGCCATGATTCGAGTGTTAACCAATAATCAGATTCTATTCATTAGAGCCAATGTCGATGATTCGGCGAGGAACACCGTCAAAGATAAAAGACTCACGGTTGGGTCGAACAATGATCTGTACCGCGAGTGGGTACAGTGGCCTTTTGAAGAGGTGTATGAATTCATAACACAACAGGCAACGCCGCCAATGACTCGGACATGGGTACCATTTACAGAAGGGAAAGAAAAAGATGGTTAAACGTAAGGCAGTAAGGAAGAAGAAATCAAATAGCACACTCCGGATGTTATCACCCGGGGAACTCAAGGCCGGTCAGTTCGTCTCCATATTCAGATGTCTGGATGAGACAGGCAAAGCTATAAAAGATCACAAGAAGATACCTGATTTGACAGGGCACCAGGCGTTCTTTGCTATCACGCCGCGTCACGACCATCCGTATGCAGAATACATCGGAGCTGTGATGGAAGTGAAAGCAGTGAACCGACCTTTCCTCCTCGTTGAACTTTTAGCAGGGGCATCTCAATGTCCCGCTATGCACCTCGACACCAGAAAGTGTTGGTTGATTGAAGCACCCAATGAGTATGTAGTTGAATTGCATAAACTGATCGAACGACAGGATAAGATAGAGGAAGACAGGCAGAAAGCCCGTGCCTCTTTCACTTCGGGAAGCAGTGGCTTCGCAGCTTTATTCGGTGACTCTGGGGAGGCACCGAAGACGGAGGACTGATCTACAAATTAGTCTCCTCCTCACTACGACATGGACGACCACCTGGTTTGGTACGACACTCCGATACAATAAACGTGAGTAAGTACGACCTTGCTGGGTGACTCGCCCATCTCTTTACAAGTAATACTTTTGCCTGCCTATCCGGTCACAGGCAAGAGTAAATCTAAAATACGACCGGGATACGAAAGGTTATGTCAATGATATATGACGTAGCAAAACTCAAGAAGGGCCTCGAAGAGGCAAAAGACGCAACCGCAGCAGCAGCCAAAGTAGGGCTCAAAGAAGGCGAAGCAGCAGTCGTAGAGGCAGCCAAGAGGTTTGTCGCTAACGGCGGTACTCGCACAGTCAACACTTCAGAGGCAGTCCTCCTGAAGAGCCCTGACTACAAGATCGAAGACTATGACAAGGCCATCCGTGCTCTTGACATGTTCGGTTGCGAGCAGGCAGACGGCGACGAGCTTCCGTTCGACGCAGAAGGCCTGCTGAATGGCGCAGGCAAAGTTGCAGATCGTAAGATCCGCGTCCGTATCTCCGCTGCTGAGTAATAACGAGCAGTATCCGTAAGTACTTACCACGGTAGTACTTTCAAACAACAAAAACAAAAACGAAAAACAAAGAAGGAAAAATACACATGAGTATTCAGATCAAATTCGGACCATCAAACTCCATCGAGAAACCTGTATCGGATTACCCGACAGTCTCCAGCATCCTTAACGACACTAACATCAAAACTCTTCTGGGTTTTGGTTCTAACGTCGAAGCTTCGGTTAACGGAGCAAGTGGTGTAGAGCAGCTCTCTGATGGTGACATGGTGACTATCTCTAACAGGGCGTCTACAAAGGGTTAGAGTAGAAAACTAAAACGCCACTACAAAAAGCCGCCACGGGGTTACTTCGGTAGCCCCGTGGTTTTTATTTAGTCGAAGGAAAATATTATGGACAACTCAAAATATTTACGATTGACCGAGTCTGGCGAGTGCCAGCTGGTCGAAGAAAAGATTTCAAAACTCAACCCCTCGTCCGCTCTCCAGCAGTATGTCCAGACCCAGGGGTTCTTGACTCCCGGACTGGGGGCAGGCACTTACGTATACTTCTGCTCACTCGGTATCATACCTATCAAAGTGATGGAAGAGGTACCTTTCAAAACGGCCATGGTTCTGGTTAATGCAGCGGGCGAAGACGGGGAAGAGAAACCTGTATTCATGCCGAACTTCCGAATCGGAGCCCATGGAGCTATATCCTCGGAGGAACCATTCAAGCTTGTACCCCCCGAGGACATGCGCCTGATCTTCTTGTGCAGTCCGGGTCTGGGTAAGTGTTACTTTGTGGCACAGGACAAACGCACAGGTGAGTTATGGCACCCATTGGTTACCAACACATACAGTGATGGTGCGATCTGCATGGGTGGAGCTCAGACCCCTGCGTTCAATGCAAATGAAGGCATCGCAGCATACCTCGACCAGTACGCTAAGTCTTGGGGAGATGCTGGATGGAACAATGATCTGTCAGAACACAGCGGCAACTTCATTGATGAGTGGTTGCAGTTCGATCCGAAAACCAAAAAGAATATCCTGCCGAAAGACAGACACTGGACAGAGATGTCAGCCGGTAAGATATCCTTGACCGAAGATCTTAACAATGCACTCGCTATGTTGCATGAAGGTCTTGGAGGAAACAGAGAATGACACAGGTTAATAATAGTCTCTTTGGAGTACTCTCTCGAGCTCCGAGGGATCACAGTGCCTCGACACCAGGTTCTGGTACTCCTCGGAATATCGTTGAGTACTTGGACAGGAGGTTCCCGCCCAAGTTTACTTCGAGCACTTCGGCTGGGAGCTTCGACTCCCGGGTAGAGCTTGTACTCGACTACTTCTTAGTGTGTAAGAGTATGTCGTTGTGGACTATCTTAGGCTCTGAAGCCAATGTAACAGAACTCAAAGATACCATAAACAAGATGGAAGACTATCGGGGTTCCGGAGTAAACCCTTACCACAGACCAGGAGATACTGTGGTAGAGGGATCTAACAACTTATTTCAGACTCTGACACGCAGGGCTGAAGGAGGAAGTTTATTTTAATGAATGTATATCTTATTGGTTGCGGTGGGGTTGGAGCCTGGATAGCCCAGGCTCTGGGCAAAACCTTGGGAGCGGAAGACACTCTTGTCCTTGTGGATAGAGACGTCCTGGAAAAGAGGAACTTGGATCGACAGATCTTTGATTCTTCTCAGATAGGGTCACCCAAGTGTAATGCTCTGGCAGATGCAATCGAACCTACAAAATGTAAAGTACAGTCCAAGTGCCTGTACCTTGGAGAGTCGGGGGCAGACGAGGAACTGGATATCCCCGAAAGATCCTATATCATTGTAGGGACAGACAACCATCCAGCTCGAGCATATGCTCTAGCCCTCGCCGACAAGACGGACTCTTGCTGTATCATAGCAGCAAACGAGTATGAAGACGCTGAAGCTTATTTCTATACACCTGTATGGAGGGACAGCGGAAGCGACCCACGGAAATATTATCCGGAGATTCTGACGGACAGAACCGATGACCCATTGAGCCCACCTTGTACAGGCGAGGCCCAGGAAGCAGCACCTCAGTTGGCTATAGCCAATATGAACGCTGCCTCCTATGCTATGTGGCTCTTCTGGTTCTGGACACAACACGCCAAGAATGTTACAGAAAAGGAAGCCCAGCTTATGGTACCTGTCCATATAAGGAACAGTGTAAGCCGGATGATGCCTACGACTCTTGGTGAGTTGCTTAATGCTTCGTAGTTATAAGAGAGGAAGGGAGTAAGCTATGGCTGAAACTACCACAGAAGAAGAAAAAGAAAAGAAAACGAAAAGGAAGTTGCAGTTCAAGATCCGGGAGTCAGAACATTTCCCACCGGCTCTTATCCAGGCGATCGACTCCATGGGTATTACCGGGTTGACTCGGAATATAATCAATGCGAGTCTCAACATCAGGGTACCTGAAGACGCTACGACTATCGAAGATCTGGAAAAGTACTTGCATGAGTTACAGCCCCGTCATTTCTACAGCACGTTCAGTAACGTAGAGTGGCTCGGTGTATCTAATCAGGTACCTTCGTCTTTGCGCCGGGAGAACAGACCTCTCAGCTTCTCTATACCCCTCAAAGCCAAGGCCAAAATGCAGGGGGTTGTAGAAGTAGAGGCTCAGACAGAGATCCCAATTGACTGGTCGCCTGAGGCTTTGCGTACGATTGGGTTAACGAGGGAAGACTTCAAGCCAAGATTGAAGGATCACCTACGCTCCGCAGTTCGACGACGCGTTAACGCATTGTCTGTCAGTGATATGACATCTGGCGTTCAGGGGGATGTCTCCGACTTGGCGTTCGTAAACGGTTCAGCACCTGAATTAGTTAATTGGTCTGATGAGGAGCTCGTACAGTTGGCTAACACTTTAATGGATTCTTATGAGCAGGCAATGGGGCAGAGGTACCCCGGACGTCCTGCTTCTGAGAGTACCATTTAAATGAGGGAATAGAAATCATGCAGGTAATTAAAAATAAACCTGTAGAAAAACAGAAGATAGGTCTCTATGAGGGGCCTATCGCTGTTATTCCAACAGAAGTAGAGAACCCCGTGCTCAACTGGCACGGGGCTAAGATTTCTTTTCGTTTGTGGCAGCAGATGTTGAGTTTCTTCCAATGGACTTATGGTGAGTTCAAAAGCGAATCTCAACTTCGGTTGTTCTACAACGAAGAGAACCACAACTGGAAGGCTATGGCCATGCCGCAGTACATTGGTACTGGCATGTCGAGTAAGGAGATTGATGACCATGATGATCTGGAGAAACTCTTGACAAGGGTCAACCCTATGAAGGGTTGGTCTGAGGCAGGGACTATCCATCACCATTGCACAAGCTCAGCCTTCCAGTCGTCCATTGATCTCGCGGATGAGAAAGATAAGAACGGTCTTCATATCACCATTGGACATGTGACAATGCCCAATGTGGATACGGACTTTCGAGTCTCCTTCCGCGGTATCATGTATAACGTCGCCGTCGAAGACTGGCTACATAAGAGAATAACCATAGATGAATCAGGAAAGACACCCAACTCAGAGGTGCCTTTCCCTAAATACTGGAGAGACTCTCTGTACGAGAAACCTCGGACAGTGGTAAGCTCCGGCTATGGTTACTCCTCTTACGGTGCCAACCATCTCCGCGGGACAAGTAAGAATCTCACTATCCTGGGGAGAGGATCTGGAGGTTCTTCGCCGAGCCACGGAGTAGGTACCTATGCAGCGAGACAGGCTATCATAAGGAAGAAACGGGCGGAAATAGATGCAGAACAGATGAAGAGGATCGATCACCTCTTATCAACTGGACTCATGGAGCCTTCCGAAATCATGGGTTGTCGCAGCTACCTTAAGGGGTTGGAGCGGAACCTTAAGATCGACCCTATGGTTATGTCTCTGGACGATCTCGAAGTGTACCTTACTAATCTGGAGCAAGCAACTGAAATCGTCAAGCAGACGGTGGAAGAGTTTGACATGGAAAACTGGGATGTCCTGGCAGATATCAGGCAGATGACCAGTAAGTACACAGACGAGTTCGACTACAGTACGGAGACTTTCTATGCTATTAAGGATATGCTATCTTTGTATAAAGAAGGCAAGCTCCTTAGTAGTACAGACGAGTTCGACGACGAGTGTATAGTATGCAGAGGAACAGGGCTCACAGATGACCTTGAGTTCTGTCCTCTGTGTCAGTATAACAGAAACAAAGAAGGACAAGGAGAATTAGATCTTGACGACCTCATTATCGGAGACGGAGGGGAAACTATTGAACCTTCTGTATCCTTATCAGATGGAGGCAGCGGTCAATCTCAGAACTTCCTTGGCTAAATATGGAGGTGCCTTAGATGCCAGTGACACTGGCACAGGCAAAACGTTTACAGCTTTGGGGGTGGCGGCCTTGCGGGGGATAGCCCCACTGGTGGTGTGTCCCAAAGCTGTAAAGACCTCTTGGCGCAAAGCAGCTGAGTTCTTGAACGTACCTATCTTAGACGTATGTAATATAGAACAGTTGAAGACAGGGAAAACCCCTTACTTAAAGAGGGCAGCGAAAGGCAAGTTTGTCTGGAAACTGCCACGGGGTTCTCTCCTGATCTACGACGAGGTGCAAGGTGCCAGCGGTTACAAGTCACAGAATGGCAAAGTGTTAGCCCTTACTAAAGCGTATGGGATTGAAACGCTCTGCCTTTCTGCGACAGTAGCTGACAGCCCCCTGAAGATGAGAGCCATCGGTTACCTCCTGGGACTTCACAAGTTCCGGGATCATTACAGTTGGTGCCTCAAATACGGGTGCTATCAAAACAGCTGGGGAGGATTGGCCTTTGTCAAAGGGAATCACAGGCTGGATCATTTGAAGAAAATCCATGAGCAGATCTTTCCAGCGAAAGGCCAGCGAGTACGGATTGCAGATCTACCAGATTTCCCTGAAAACGCAACGTTTGTAGAAGCCTATGATTTGGGCGGATACACCAAAGAAATTGATGAGATCTACGCGGAGATGGAAGAAGAAATCCTGAACCCGGACTCTGATCAAAGCCCATTAACATTGATGCTTAGAGCCTCTCAGAAATCTGAGCGGTGCAAGGTACCATTGCTGATGGACATGACAGAGGATCTACTCGATGAAGGGAAAAGCGTTGTCATATTCGTATCATTCCGAGAGACTATGGATTCACTATGTGAAAAGTTCCCGGAAGCTTCAATCATCATAGGCGGTCAAAAGGAGGCAGACCGAGACAATGAGATTGAGAAGTTTCAACAGGACTTGAACCGGGTAGCTCTGGTGATGATACAGGCAGGAGGAGTTGGCGTTAGTTTACATGACACCCACGGGAAACACCCAAGGGTATCATTGATAACCCCAAACTTTTCTGCTGAAAAGATGAAGCAAGCCCTCGGTCGTATCCACAGAGCAGGAGCAAAGAGTAAATCCATTCAACGGATTCTCTATGCGGCCGGCACCGTGGAAGAGTCTGCGTGCAAGGCAGTTAGGAAAAAACTTGACAACCTTGACATGCTGAACGACGGTGACTTGGCGGGAGATTTCATAGATATTCTGAAAAAATAGTTGACTTCAACTACCTATCGGAGTATATTACCCGACAGTCGCCACGAAAAAATAAAGGATAGTATGACAGAGGAAAAACGCCAACACGCACAGTACTCACCAAGCTCATTGGAAAAATATGAGTTGTGTCCGTGCTTCGAGCCCAGTGAAAGCTCTAACACTCAGGCATCTGAGGATGGTACGAGACTTCACGAAGCTACTGAACACGAGAACTTCGACTTATGTGAATCTTCTTTCGAAGAGGAGTGGGTTCATTCCGCTCTGAACGTAACAGGAGAATACCATCAGAGTCTTGGGGTAGATAATACTGTCGTGTATAAAGAAAGACTGCTGGATGTAGCAGGGATAACCAAAGGATCAGCTGACTGGCTCGGAATAAATAAGAACCGTGCCGCAGTAATTGATTATAAATTTGGTAAAGTCCCGGTGACACCAGCGGTTACCAACCCTCAAGGTCAGGGATACGTACTAGGAGTGTTCAATGATTTCCCGGGAGTGGACATCGTTGATCTCGCCTTTGTATGCCCCAGAATCCCAGAGGTTACCAGTGAGACATACTACCGGGTACCGGATGCGTCTCGCATTGAGCGCAGGATACTTGATATTGTAGAGAGGGCATCAGACCCTCACTCAATCGAGCAGCCTTCGCCCAAAGCTTGCCAGTGGTGCGGCAAGAAAGCAACATGCCCTTCGCTGAACAGCACAGCTGTCACAGTGTCAAGGGGCTTCGGTCTCCCTATACCGGAAGAGTTCGAGCCTGGAAGAATCCTTCGCCCTAGAGATAGAGCAAAGGCCCAGATACTCAGCCAGCTTCTGGAGGATTGGGGGAAGCAAGTTCGTAAAGCAAACGCTAAGGCGGTGCTGGAGGATGGTATTGAAATACCGGGATTCTCTTTGCGCTCCAAACGTGGTAAGCTTTGCGTTGATGATACCATTGGCCTAATCGAGTGGGTCAGAGGCAAATATAACCTGGACCTGGATAGCGTGTTTCACGCCTGTTCTGTTAAAGTTCCGGAGCTCGTGAATCAGATCTATGCTCAGGCCCAGTCAGAAGGGAATGATGAAGTAGATAAGAAAACGATACGAGAAGAACTAACAGAACAAGCAAGCGAGTATATACATGAAGCAGATTCAATTGTATATCTACAGAAACAACGAGGAATAAAGAATGAAGAAATCATTAGCGAAAGATAAAACACCAGAAGAACATCAGCCAGATCCAGCCGCGATGGAGGACATTGAGGGCACAACAGCCGTTGCACCTCGGGAAGAACACCTGCCTGTAGCACAGACGGGACACTCATCCGGAGACGTTAACGAGTCAGACCTCCTCATACCACGACTGAATATAGTCCAGAGCGTTGGACCACTGTCGGGTGAATTCGAAGGCGGAGACCTTGTCTTGAATGGAGAGACAGTGATTGCGCCAAAGAACACACCTGTTAACATAACCGTCATCAACATCGTAAAGTATTATGAGGAGAACCTTCCTTATGAGGCTAACGGACCATTGCCGAAGAGGTTTGGTTCAATTGACGAAGTCCTTGACGCAGGTATGTGGACTGATTGGAGAGGGAAAGAAAGACCACCAGCCCGTGAAGTGGCGGAGGCAACCGTGTTGATTCAGAAGCCCGATGACCTTGAGTCATTTAGCTTCAGCATCGAGTGCGAAGACAAGTTCTACGCATTGGCTCGGTGGAAGATGAAAGGCACAGCGTATGGCATGGCAGCCAAGAAGATTTTTACTGCGGAGAAAATTGAACTCCGCAATACAGGCCTTCTTAGCGGTACATGGCAACTCTCCTCTGACCGTCAGCTGAAGGGACAGAATTATGTTTTCTGTCCAATACTTCGCTTGACAGGGAAGAACTCAGATGATAAGATTAAGCTTATCAATGAATTAGTAGGTTAACAACAGTTACTATTGAGGCGGTGTGGGTCACTGCACCGCCTCAATAGTGATTTGCAAAGGGAGGGAGACCCCAATGCAGGTAGTAGCAATTGACTTTGAGTCGTACTACGACAAAGAGTACTCGATAAAAACCATGGGCCCAGATGCCTATGTCGCAGACGGAAGATTTGACCCGTACCTCGTATCCATATACTGCGAAGACTTTCAATATGTAGGACCTGTTGAAGACGCGGATTGGTCTAAGATAACAGGGATGACAGCGATAGCCCACAACGCAAGGTTCGATAAAATAGTATTCGATAAGTGCAAGGATATGGGCCTCATACCTCATGTAAGTCAGCCAAAAGGCTGGCATTGTACAGCTGACCTAGCCTGCTTCCTTCAAGCCCCTAGAGACCTTGAGGGTGCGGTCGATGTTTTGCTGGGCGTGAAGCTGGATAAGCGGACCAGAAAAAAGATGGACGGTCTGACATTACAGCAAGCCCGTGAAAAAGGCATGGAGCAGGAACTCCTTGACTACTGTCTCAACGATGCCAAGTACTGCTATGAGATATGGAAACAGGAATCTGATAAGTGGCCTGAACTTGAGATGCGTCTGTCTGTTAAGAACAGGGAAGACTCTATAAGAGGGGTGGCCATAGATGTACCAAAGCTGGAACAGTATATAGAAGAAGTCCAGTTGGTTATGTGGGAGGCAGCGAAGAACATTCCATGGGATTGGAGCAACCGTAAGACACCCCTATCCCCTAAACTCCTCGCTGAACAATGCCGTAAAGTAGGTATAGTACCTCCCAAATCTCTGGCGCAGGACAGTGTAGAGTGCCAGCAGTGGGAAGATAAGTACGGCGAAGAGTACCCTTGGGTAGGAGCCATGAGAGACTGGCGTAGAGGTAACGCAGTCCTTAAAAAACTGCAAAGGATTAAGGTAGCATTAAGAGATGACAATATATACCCATACACAATCAAGTATTTCGGAGGACACACCGGCAGATGGAGCGGGGGTGGCGGATTCAATATGCAAAATATCTATCGTGACCCTGTTGAGCTGGGCGGTTACTCTTGGGATTTCCGTAGCCTTATTGTGGCTCGGCCGGGTAAGGTCTTGTATATCACGGACTTATCACAGATTGAAGCTCGTATTCTCCTGTGGTTGGCCGACGATCTTGAGACGCTGGTAAAGATAGCTGAGGGGTTCAGTGTCTACGAGGCCCATGCCATTGCTACAATGGGGTGGGAGGTTCAAGACCAGGCCCTCAATGATGCAGACCCTAAGACCTATGCTTATGCCAAAGCCCGTGTCTTGGGTTTGGGTTACGGTTGTGGGTGGAAGAGGTTCGTGGAACTGGCTTGGACTTTGGCAAAACTTAGACTGACTGCCGCAGAGTCAAAGGTTACGGTCACAGACTTCCGTGCCTCGAACCCCAAGATCACTGCTCTTTGGAGATCTTTGGATTCATACCTCCAGTGGAGTGTGGGTGATACTTTTGAACTTGAGCTGGCCTCAGGTAGGACCTTGTCGTACTTCAATGTGCGCCGTTCTTCCTCCGGTCTCAAGGTTGACATAGTCAGAGAAGGTTATCGTAGTGAGCATACCTATGGCGGAAAGCTGACAGAGAACGCTGTTCAGGCCATAGCAAGAGATTTCTTCGCAGAGAAGATGTTGGAACTTGAGGATGCCGGGTTCGTTCAACTCTGGCATGTCCATGATGAATACATACTTGAAGTCGATGAGGACGCAGACCATGAGAAGGTAGTTGCGGAGATTAGAGCCTTAATCTCCGCAGTCCCGGACTGGTTAAAGGGCTGTCCTATTGATTCTAAAACAAACATAAGCCATTGCTATCTAAAATAGAAGGGAGATCTATGAAACTTTTAGCAATTCCTAACCTCGCCTCGGCTGCTTCATTTGAAGTAGAGCCTTGGTCATACAGAGTCAAGATACCAAACGCTGTCGCAGACAACAAGGCTGCTTTTATCGGGTGGTGTCAAAAGCCTTCGACTCAGAACTGCCATTTTTCCGGCATGGAAGGGCTTGACCCTTTCCGTCGGATCGGTAAAGACAATCCGGTTGCCCTCATACGTGGGCTGGTTGCTGACTACGATGCAAGAATGACGGACGCAATGTTCCAGGATTTGAAAAACCATTGCCCTACCGAGTTCGTACCCAACTGGTGTAGCTATACGTTCTCAGGTCGAGGACGTCTGGTCTGGATGTTCGACGAACCTGTAGCCGTAGCGAATCATCGCCTGCTCAAATCGTTCCTTCGTATTGTATCCAAGAGACTACAGCTGAACGTACTGCTTCCGGGGTTTGAGGAAGAAGCTTTCCTCACACCATCTAAGTATTACGACAAAGGACATACGTGGAAACAGCTTGAGACGAAACGAATCCCAAGAAACTTCCTCTTCCAATGGATGTACGAGGCAGGGGGTAAGGTCAACTGGAAGATCCAGGACGTAGTTATACCTCTTGAGATAGTCAAGGCCAAGATAGATGAAGCATACCCAGGTGAGTGGAAAGGTCCGTTCGAGGTGGGGTCAAGAGGACGCAGGTTCTGGGACCCTGATGCCAAGAATGAGACATCCGTTATCGTCAGAGAGACAGGGTTCCAATGTTTCTCAGGTGATCAGGGCTTTGTTCCTTGGTCTCAAGTACTTGGTACTTCCTTCGTCAACGAGTACGAGGCTGATAAGACAGGTGAGATTATCGCTGACCTCTACTATGACGGTAAGAACTACTGGAGAAAACCTGATGATGTCTGGGAACCTCTGTCAAAAGAAGATTTGCGTTTGATGTTAAAGGTTAAGTATGGTCTTTGTGGGAGTACCTCTCGCAAAGAGACTGCCTCCGAGGTCGAAAGGGTTATGTATGCTATACAGGAACAGAAAACTGTTACTGCTGCTCTCCCATTTGTACACTTCCCTTCCGGTCTCGTGAGGCAGACTGGCCTTAAATATTTGAATACGTCATCAGTCAAGTGTCTGGAGCCTGCAAAGGATGCGCCGGCCGATTGGGGCGACAAGTTCCCATGGCTGGCTTCTCTTATCGATGGCCTCTTTGACCCTGCTGAACAGAAGGAATTCTTTTTGTCTTGGTGGAAGCACTTCTATGGCAACGCTCTTAAGTTCAAGCCACGTACTGGGCACGCTCTGTTTATTGCAGGGGACCCCGGCGTGGGCAAAACACTTCTTTCAACGGGGGTCGTATCGCGCTCTGTCGGGGGACATGTGGATGCAAGCTCGTACTTGCTCGGCGAGGAAAAGTTCACATCTCATGTGGTCTCCTCCCCTGTCATGTCAGTCGACGATACGGTCCCCGCTTCTGATTCTCGGAGGCATACACGGTACTCAGCTATGATCAAAAAGATCACAGCCAACCGTTACCAAACATATGAAGAAAAGTTCCAGAAAGCGGGACAGGTTCTATGGATGGGTCGCGTTATAGTCTCATGTAATCTTGACCCGGAGAGCGTTAAGCTTTTACCAAACGTTGAGCTGAGTCTCCTCGATAAGGTCATGCTGTTCCGATGCAAGGACAGTGGTCTGACGTTCCCTTCAGCTGAGGAGATCGATAAGACTATATCCGCAGAGCTCCCATATCTGTGCAGGTACCTCCTCGATTGGGAGATACCGAAACAATGTGAGGGAGATGCACGGTTTGGGTGCAAAGCGTACCACGAGAGATCACTGTTTAGTGCTGCACTTCAGACAGGTGCCAGCTTCACGTTCCTTGAACTGCTGTACGACTTCCTTCAGAGCTACTCCGAAGGAGTTGTGGGATCGAAGCAAGACGCTTGGAAGGGGTCGCCAACTAGACTGCTGGCGGATATGAGTCTTGACCCTAACATCGGGGGCATTGCAAGTAAGTACAAGCCTGCCCAGATCGCAAGTCTCTTGGGGCAGTTACAGTCTCACGGTTACGGCTTGACAAAGACAGAGTCTTCAACACAGAGAACGTGGACTATTCCGTTTGATCTCGTTAACAATATTAATTAAGGATATGTTATGGTACCCGAAGACGTAATGCCGGATGAAGAGTTTGAGAAGCACGAGGATATCTGCGAGCAGTGTGGTAGGTGCTGTCGAAAGAAGACAGTGATCTTTGGAGAGATCGTTGCCACTACCGGAACGTGTGACTTCCTCGGTAAAGATAACAAGTGTGTATGCTATAAGAACAGATTTCAAGCGTACCCTCAGTGCCGACCAGTAGCACAGGCGATGCTTGAAGGACTGCTACCTCCGGACTGTCCGTATGTCAGAGACTTCCCGGGGTACAAGTGTGCAGTTGAAAGGTGGATGTAATGAACGAAGAGCATAAACTAAACGATGAACTTGAGCCGACAGACATGCCGACCCCCCACTTCCTGGTGATGCTTGCCGTTGTCGTGGTGATGATTGTCTTGTTCAGTTGGAGTGTGACCAAGGTACAAAAACCGTTCGAGCAGAAGAAGCCCTGCTTACTCTGTGGCCACAGCCAGTGTGCAAACCCAAACGATCACGGCCTGCCTAAGTGGATGGAGGATATAAAGCCCCACTACCATGCAGATGACACAAACATATGCTTCTGCGCTGAATGGCCTACTGAGTTGGACGAACTGGTATCTGAAGGAGGACACACGCTATGAATAAAATAAAGATTGCAGTAGACCCTGGAGCAGTAGGTGGTTTTGCTATAGCCACCTACCCTTATAAAGTCTTGGACGTCGATGCCGTTAAGATGCCTAAAGGCATAGAGGCACAGCTGGAGTTGATGGAGAGCTTGGCGGAAGGTTGCGAGGTTGAGCAGTTCTTTATAGAGAACGTGGGCGGGTATCGTCCCGGTAACAGCGGACCCTCCGCAGCAAAGTTTGGCAGACATGTAGGTTTTCTGGAAGGTGTCATCCTCGCAAAGCACTGGCCTATGGTCAAGGTAGCCCCTATCACATGGATGAAGAAGGTGGTGCCTGATCGACCAAGGGAAAAAGAAGCCCGGAAGAAGTATATCAAAGCCCAGATGCAAGAGGGGTACCCTGATCTCAAGGTCACTCTTGCTACAGCTGACGCTCTGGGAATCCTTACCTACGCCATTACGTAATTACCAAGCCTTCATCACTGCATCTCGGTCTTCTTCAGTGTACTTGATGTTCGATTTCTCGAACCTACGCTTGAGAGACTGAGTCAGTGATTTTCTCGTACCCATCACACGCCTGATTCTGTTCATGTGTTCCTTCATCTCACTGTCTCTTGGACCACCGGGGCGGTTGAGTTCAGCGTAGATCTCAAGATAGATACGACCCCGAACTTTCCGGAGAACTTCATCCATTACATCCTTACGGTTGTAACCGTTCAGCTCCGCAGCCTTCAGGGTTTCGTTCATTGCACTCTTAAGCTGGCGTTTTAGATCCCTGCGCCTCGTCAACTCACCCGCAGCCTGTCTGTCAGCCTGGGCATAGACCAGAGGTATTAACCTTTTCACTGCTTCGAACTTACTGGTTCCGAGTTTGGCCGGGGCGAAGAAAGATGTCGGCCTGTCGTCCAGTGTATTGAGTATAGACATCGGGACAAACTTTGAGGCTACCGCAAACGCCCTGGATTTTTTGAATTCTCCATCCACATGGAAGAGACCAAAGGTATCAGCGTCGGCCCAAGGCATATCCCACCAAGCTGAGTTCTTGGCGAGGAGCTGTTCCATGGAGGTCTTAACAGCCATTGAACTCTTAGACATTATAGTCCTTACAGGATGTTCGAACCACCCTTGAACCTCGTAAGCCTGCTTACCCCAGCGGAGGTAGACTCTCCGGCGGTTGGTTGTACCGTACTTAAGACCAAGGCTCCTTGTTATAGGAGTGACGTCAATATAAGAACGGCGACCTTCCTCATTGAGCCATGGGAATATCTTATCATCCTCGTCCGGATCGCCGAAAGCGGCGTAGATCATGGCCTGTAAAGCAGCCGGAACACCGAACAAAATCATCGTGAAGAACGCAGGCCAGTACTTGTCGAGCTTCTGATCTCTTGAGACTGTACTGAATTTGCCTTTCTGTAGGGGGTTCTTGACCCCGGCAACACCTTCAATGATGTCAGGCACCCCTGATATGTTCAAAGCTGATATCGTCCAATCTGGGGCGAATATGAGGCTCTGCATAATATCCCTCACCATCGGGTTGGCCCACAAGTACTGCTCCCACTCCTGTCCACCGAAGGCATCATTAACGTGCTGAGAGATGTCACTCATCAAAGCATCGGTAGGAACGCCGGCATATTCAGGGCTTGCCTGAGCTTCGGCCAGGATTCTCTCAGCGATATGAACCTTCATTGTAGGCTGCATCACATACCAAAGGAAGTCATCGGCCTGATTCTTTACCTTCAGGAGCCCTTTAAGAGCCGGAGCTGTGAGGTGTCGGGTCAATGGAGTCTTACCGGACAGCGTTATCAGGTTCTTGATTATGTCATTAACCCTGTTAATGTCGTAATCCGGAGCCCCGACAGCTACTTCAAGACCGCTACCGACCCACTGCTTCAGCACTCCGCTCTCATCCCTCAAGGATTTGTACTGTTTGGCCATGTCTTTGATGTTCTTGGCAAAGTGGAAGGGTGTCATCAGAGGGTTATTCTTGACATCCAGACCGAAAGAAGCAGCGTAGGATTCATAAAGAGCAAAGTGGTGGAACGCTGAGAACCCAAGAGCAAGGGACTTGGTCAGGTTATTGAACATCCGGATACCTCTCAAGGTACTGTAAAGACGAGGGTTCGACTTCTTAAGATCTTCAAAACCTTTGCTGGTCACATGCTTGAGGAGCTGTCTCGGTGCCCCGTCACGTACCCAGAAGCCGGAGACATTAAGTTCCGGAGTCTCAACAAAGGAGTATCCCCTGGATGACAGCTCATTTTCTATGACGTTGGTAATATCCTGGATCTGTTTCCACGGGTTACCGGCTCTGTTCATCTCCAGATCTTTCAAGGTGCTCTCGCCCTTCTCGTTCTTGGGAGCCACCTTCTTGGCAAATGGAATCAGAGTTTCAAGAACAGCGAAAGCCTGCTCGTTGCTTATTGAAGTATCCTTCTCTTCCTGCCATTGATCCTCTGTTTTCCTTGGGATCATAGCCATCTCACCGTTAATGTCAGCGGTGGTGCTGGCTACGGTCAGGTATTTCTTGTTCCTGATCACTTCGGATACAGTGTTCTGCCACATTGGGAAGAGGGATGTAACCTTCAGAGTCTCAGGAAGATACCCGCCTTTGACAAGAGCCTGCTCATAAGAATCGTACTGCCTCATCTCGGAGCGTCCAGTTTCTTCCAGGCGTTTCCTTGATTTCTCATTGGCAGCCTCGGAAGCCTGCTTCTGTTTCTGCTTCATCTTAGTATCAGTAAGGCGTTGGATCTCTTTCTGAGTACTCTCTTTAGCAAGGAACTTCTCAAGTATTGCATCTTCCGGCACTTCTCCGTAGTGGAGTTCAATGACTTCCAGCTTGGCCTCGTCCTCAACCTCTTCACGGCTTGGTACTTCTGCCGGATTCGGGATGTACTTGTACTTCTGCATCACGTAGTTGGGGAGGAACCTGATCCAGTCCTCTTCACCGATACGGTCAGCGAAGCCACGGACTCTTTCATTAGCCTCAAGCCTCTGCCTGTTCATCTGGTCACGGATCTCTGTCTTAAGAGCATTGATCTCTTTGGCGTTACCCACAGCGGCCAGGATCTTTTCAACGGACAGAGCTTTTGAGAACTCACCAGACCCGACAAACTGAGAAAGACCATCGACTTCATCGGCTGTCTTACCTGTGTTAGGGTCAACCCAAAGAGGATTGCGGAGGGGTTCTTTCTTCAGCTCGTCCTTGGATTCAGAGAACAAGACGTTGCCCTCAGCATCCTTACGGATTTCTGACTCATTAAAGATATGATTAGAGCCGTTGAGAGATGCACCGATCGCACTATCTATCAGGCCCTCTTCTATTTTTGCAACCTTAGAGAGTTGTTTGATGCGTCTTTGCCAGTTTCTGGCTATTCTCTCGTCATCACGGATCGCAGCACGGGCAGCACGGGCCTCTTTGATTAACGTCTGCTGAAGTTGAGTGATGGCCCTTGGACTCTTACGCACCCTGTTCTCAAGATGACGCCATGCAACCATTGAGGCAGTGAGGTCGTCCTTCTCGGACACCTCTCTGTCATACCTTCTTACCTCGTTGGAATCTATGCCGGTGTCAGGGGTGTAGACGATGTCAAATGTTTCCTGTCTTCTCGGCTTCTGCCTTGCCAGCTGTTCGAGTCTATCGAACTGGTGCTTGTACTTGGCAGACGACCAGACCTTCCGCTTCTGGCGGATAAGTTTCAACCTCTGTTCAGGAGTGAGGTTTTCGTTCTCCAGCTGGTATGCAAAGTTACGGGCCATCTTGTGGTGTTCCTTTGACACCTTCTCACCTTTACGGAAAGCGATAGCAAATGCAAGGTTACTCAACCGCTTAGGAGTATCGTATCTCTGGAACGCTATGGCCGAGGCTGTGGTCGTTCCTTTGTCAGTGTCAGTATCCTGATCTGTCTGAAGCATATCGAGGAACTCACTCTGAGTCAGAGTAGTATGACGTTCAAGAGGGGACTGGTCTTTCTTTTGAGTCCTGTTCTGGACAGGAGTCGTAGTGACAGGCATCTCTTTCTTTGTCTCGGGAGCTTCGATAATATCAACAGCGTCAGCTTCTGGCTGCGCTGTGTTTACAGCTGTCTGAGCCGGAGGAGTAAACGCCCCTGTCTTAAGAGAGTCTCTCTTGTCCGGGTCGTAGAAAGCCACATCGTCTGATGCAAGATTTGCCGCATATGATGCAACAAGTACCTCATCAGTCGGACTCATTGAAGCTTTATTCCAGTACTGCTCCTGTTCTACGGCCTTCTCGTTCAACGCTTTACTGAACACCGGACCTACCAAAGAAAGGAACCCACCGGAGCTGGTGCTGTTGGATGCACCGAACCTGCTGGTTGTGTAGATAGCAAGCTTCAGTTGTATATCAAATGGGAGTTTATCGAAATCTTCCTGCGCCCCCTGCAACAGCTCCTGAGGTACGCCCCTGAGCTGGTATGATTTGAGTATCTGGACACGGGAGGATTTCCCCACCTGCCTCTTTTCAAGGAGACCAAAGAGGCGGTTGTCCGGATACTCTTCTTCCCACTTCTCAAACTGGGAGGGTACTTCCCTGAGTACCTTTACGAAAGACTCCTTGTCCTTCATCATAGAGTACAGAGCGTCAGAGATTACGACGTTATCAAGCCTGCGTTCGTACTTGATCTTAACCTCATCCGGAACCATAACGTTCTTGCTATCTACTTTGGAACCCGTCTCTTTCGAGAGCTCCCTGGCTCTGGCTGCCTTGTATATAGCCGCAGATCTCTCTGCGATGGGAGCTGACTGCTTGGAAAAGTACAGAGCCTGGTTGAATATAAAGTCATAAGCAGAATCCAACGCCTTACTTGAAGCGTCTACAAAAGGAGAGTTGAGCTCATTCACCCTCAGGGTATTGAGCATCGTCATCTCATTACTCTTGATCCTGTTAGCCAGATCTTTGGAGCGTTCATAAGAAGTGCTTGTCTCCGGGATAGTACCTGAAGCCAGCTTGAAGAAGCTTGCCATACTGGAAAGGTCACGGCCAAGACGGTGGAGATTCCTGAAGTCCTGGAACTTCTTGGATTTCTTACCATACTTCTTACCCAGTTTACTCCAAGTAACTGAGATGTCTCCGCTGTTACGGACAGAAGCTCTCTCCCTTTCAAAGTTAACAAAGTCCATCACGATGTCGGAGTGCAGGTAGTCAGCGATGAGATCAACGTAGTCTACCATCTTCTGATCGTTGTTCAGGTTACTATTGGCGAAGACCAAAGCATATGCTACTTCCAAGGTGCGAGGGTTGATACCAAGGTGCCTGACCTCATCATCCTTGGCATTATCCGCAAACATATTGAGGATGTTACCGAGGAAGTTCTTTGTGAAGATCGCATGTCCCTGTCTTTTCTGAGCAGCTTCCGGTGTGAAAAGATCAACCGTTAACTTTTCTTTACGGCCAGGAACCTCGATCTGGTAAGGCTTGGTTGAAGCCATTTTCTTACCGTGGAACGCTTTCTCATTCAGGAACAGTTCGTGCATATTAAGCATACTGAAACCAGAGGAAGCAAGAGCACCCATAGCCAGACCTTGCTTCCCTTCAAGATTGGCAGTCCGAAGTTCCCGGGATCTCCGCGGATCAATCAGCGGGTGCTTTGACTTGTCTTCCATCTTCTTATATCTTTGAACCGTGGCGTCATAAGCCTTCTTGTCAATTGGAGACTTGATAGCGTTGAGATTGGTGACGTCCTGGTACTGACCAACCATCTCGAAGAGAGCCATGTTGATCATCTTACCGCGGTCGGACTCGATATCAAATCCAGCAACAGGCTTCTTACCTTCAATCTTCTGAGACACGAGCAATGGAGTTTCAACATATCGTTTGTCAGCGTCAAAGTCAGAACCGGCATTGACCTGATCTTCAAGAGCTGTCTCTATGAAGTTGGCGGTCGTCGGCAGCCTGCGCTGTAAACGGGCGACAGAGTGGGAGTGAGCATCATCACCCGGAACACGGGAGATAATTACCGGAGCTCCAGGGATTATGAACTTACCTTCTTCTGTCGGGTGACGTTCAATCTCCCAGATCTGGATGTCCCAGTTCTCTGCATTGTCAAGGAGGAACTCTCTGTCTTTGACGGACTTACCGTTCAAAACTACCATATCAAGGTAGCGAGGAGTAGTGCCGTTCTCAAGATCCCGGGCAATCATACGGCGTATGAACTTCTCAGCGGCTTTAACCGACTTGAAAGTACGGTCATAGTTTGTCGCCCTGATCCTTTTGTCGACCGAAGCATTGGCACGGGAGATTCTGTTAACCATCCCGGTCGCTTTGCCTTCTTTAAAATCTTTGTATAGTACAGCCTCGAACTCACCATTGGCATTAATGTTACCCGCAGTGATTGTAGGGAGGTTAGCCCTAGCGGAGGCCGCCGGTATCTCAACGAGCTGAGCCATATAGGTCTTGTTCTCTACCAGATCATTGTATTTGTAGCTGTACTGAGCCAAGATCCTGCGCCGGGAACGAGCATCCGGTAGCTCACGACCATCAGCAATCTTCTGGAGCCACGGGATACCTACAGCTGAAACATCCTCCTCAACCTTGAAACCTCCACGGGTATGGAGACCTTGAACCTCTGTATCAAGCCTCTTGGTCTGTGCTGTCTGATCATCCCAAACAGCGGGGCCGAGGTTAGCTAGGTCCGGTCCCTTCTGGACGAGAGCGTTCTTGTCCTCGGAACGTACGGAATGACGTACGTCTTGAACCCAAAGAAGATCGTCGGTCTTAATCCTGCCGAGGATCTCCGGGCTTATCTGAGCGTCTGTAGTATCGGCGTTCTGTCCATTGTTCTCAAAGAGATTGACCACCTCACCGCCATGCTTCTTGGCAGAAGACGGGTGGAGTATCAGATGTATCTTCTTGGTCGGATCTTCCTGAGCGTTATTATAATCTGTCACTGCTTTCCAGATCTTATACCTCGCACTCTCGGGATCGAACTCTGAGAGGTCTTTCGTAAGCGTGATGAAATTAGTCTTAACAAGTGAACGTTCCTGAGGGTCGGCTCCGGATACCAAAGACTTGGTTGTAAGGAGCTGAGGGTAGGCTCTTTCCTGAGTAATCCAGGAACCCAAGGCTTTCTGGTAAGCATTGGCCATATCTTCTGTCATGTACGCAACACCATCAGTAGCTTCCGGCATAGCACCAAGCTCGTCCTGGAGTTCAAGGTCATTGATCGTAACCGTGTTCAGCTCGGTACCTTCAATATTGAGGAGCTGACCTATGACTCTGGGGTTCGCAGAGACACCACCAGTCAAAGAGGAACCTGCCCTCTTAACCAGATCAGTGTCGTCCTTGTAGTTAGTGTACGCTGAGTGCAGCGTCCTGTCTACAAAAGGTCTGTTCAGTATATAGTTGAAAGTGAATGGGTCGGTGATCTTCTTGAGGTTAAGCGGGTTAACCATAAAGAGATCGCGCTTCTCTTTGGGGATGCTACGATATAAAGCTGAATATTCTTTAAGCTTCTCGTTGGCTTCCTTTGAGCCCTTCGTGTACTTCGGTACAGAGATGAAGAGGATCTCTTTCTTATCACCCATCGGTCCGGCCCAGAGGTAGAAGGTATCATCACCCTTGTTGAAATAATCCACTTCGAGGTCTGCAAGGTCTGTCTCAGGTAGGTTATCTACGTTAACAGCCTTTGAACCTTTCTCAAATACTCCGGCGTGGAAGAAGTAGTCTTTGAAATCTTCACTGGCATCAAGGACTTTTGCAATCTGATGTTTCTGACGGAGGTTGTTCTTACTGTTACCTGTGGCTTCAAAGAAGCGCATCGGGTTAAGTTCAAGTCTATCAGCGTTGAGTTGTTCAAAGAGAGTGAGGTTGCTGGCAGCGACATCGCCTTCAAGACCCAAAGCCTTGGCTGTGGTTTTGATAGCCTCTGCCTGTGGTCCTGTAGTAGGTACCGAGGTGAATACTTCTTTAACAACTGAGGTACGGAATTTCCTGATATCCGGCTGAGTGATAGTCTTTTTCTGTGCCAGTGTACCAAGTCTTGCAGAAAGGGCACGGGCCACTTCGTCGATCCACCACTGAGCACGGAAAGCAGGATCGTTCCTTCTCTGCTGAAGAAGCTTCCTGGCTTTCGTATCCCTGAACCTTGTGTACTGAGCTCTTGCATCTGCATACTCCTGAGCATTGGCAAACCCTGTCGGGAATGTGGAAGACTTATGGGCTTCCATCTCTTTGAGCCAAGTTGGATTGAGAGCCCCGCCTGTCAGCTTAGAGATATATGGAACAGCTGAAGTCTTCCGGTTGCGGAAGAACTTACTGTGCATCTCCAACATCTCAGCAGTAGCCTCGGGGGTCTCAGTCATCTTGTTAATCGTATCTTCAATGATCTTGGCATTGACGAAACCGATGTCTGTTACATTGACCGAATCAAAAGCAGGTCCTGCCTTATCGGTATTGACCTGTGACTTCTCAACAGCTGGTATGAAAGTGTTACGGTAATACTGGAGCGCAGCAATGGCGTCGCCAAGAGCAAAGTCTTCCCCTGCACTTTTGATCGCGTTCCTCAAATCCTGTACGCCTTCGGGTCCTCCCTCTTCGGCAAGGAATTTATCAAGTGCTTCCTGGCTGAGAGTAGCTTCTTCAAGTCTCGTCTCTGCAACGGCCAGCACCTCCCTGGCCCTTCTCGCATTAGCAGGGGTGTAGTCAAAACCAAAACTCTGGAGGAACCTCTGGTTCATCGCTTCGTTACGACGTTCAGGGTTCACATCACCAAGACCACTCTCGACTCCTGCGTTGGGGTCAGTAGTCTCCGGGTCTTTGAGAGCAGCAACGGTTGTGTACTCTGCCTGTGACAGAGTTCTCACCTGATCTGATTTACCAACGGCTTCAGCTGTGGCATCGTTGGAAGCTTTGGCTACTTCCTTCTTGACCTTCTTCGGCTTCGGTGCTTCAGCAACAGGTTCAGCTTCAGCAACAGGTTCAGCTTCAGCAACAGGTTCAGGCTCCGGAATCAACTCTTCCTCAGCAACTTCAGGTGTAGTAGGGGCCTGGGCCTCTTCAACCGTTGGTTTCTCAGCGGGTTGTTTTGCCGGTTTCTTATCTACTTTCGGCTCCTCAGCGACCTCAGGCTCCTTCGGAGTCTCAGGCTTACGCTTGGCCATCTCTTTATCAAACTCATCGAGGAAGTCATCCTTCGGTTTCTTTGCCGGGGCTGGCTTCTTAGTCGGAGTAGGCTTCTTGGCTCTCGCCTGCTCAAGTACTTCCTCAGTAGTAGGTTTATCTTCCTTCGGCTTTGCCGGTTCAGCAAGAGTGATAGCGTTGAAAGCTTCCGCACCAATACCTTCCTGAATCAAAGAGTCCATTGACGCATCGAACCCAGGAATCTGCTTCATTGCATCGTACATGTTCTGAAGCTTTGCGTTCTGAGGTTCGGCTGCCATATCTTCAACACGGTAGCCGAGGTGCATAGATGCCAGCTTGGAGAACAACTCAAAGCGACCGGCATCGTTCCGGGTCATGTCGGAGATCAGGAGTTTACCCGCAGCGAGATCTCCTTCTGATCTGTCAGACATCTCAAGAACGAACTTTGCTACGGTGTCAAGGAACTGAGACCTTGCCCTGCCTGTCTTCATCCTCTTAAGAAGGGACTCAACAGTATCCTCAGCGATATCCCTGCCTGTAGCATCGGGAGCAATGTGGATTGTCTTTCCGTCTTTGGATGTGAAAGCCTTGACACGGAAGAACTCACCGGCTTCTGTCTCATACCCGGCAATCTTCTCACCCTGCGGAGTACGGGCTCCGAATCTACCCATCATCAAAACCTTGGGGGTCAGTTGACCTAGGTTACCCATCTTGGTCAAAGCCCGGCGGATCTGGGTGAGAGGTTCTGCCTTCGCCTCGAAAAACTTCAGAGCTTCCGGCCTGGCTTTGAGGTCACGCATAGCACCGAGATCAAACTCATGTGTATTAGGCAGGCCCTCGAACTCACCACCTCTTACTTTGGAGATAGCAGTTACGTATTTGGCAAGGGCCGGGTTGTCATTCAATACCTCGACAGAGGCAATTAACTCAACCGGAGCCTGAGGTGCCCGGGCTTCCTGCTTGGCTTCAAACTGTCGACTGCGTAAACGAAGGAGAGAATCCTGTGTCTCCTTAATCGCGGCCTCAATACTTGGCACTCTGGCCGCCGGAGCGTCTATGAGTCTTGCCTGTAATTTCTCAAGCTTGTCTTCCTGTTCAGAAATCTCGATACCTGTGCGGTAATCCTCAAGACCTACAGACACTACGCCGTCACGGATAGCCGTCCGAAGAACATTGAGATCCTCAGCGTCAACCCTTTTACGCATTTCAAACTCAGCAACGAGATTCTTTACTCTTGCTCTACCTTCTTCAGGGGTAGGTGCGGACTCGTATACATCCCTGAGGTTCTGCCCAGTGAAAGATTGAAAGAACTCGTTAAGAGTCCCCGGCCTGGCCTTGTCAATACCCGGTATATTCTTTATGAACGGGAGGTTAGAATACCACTTCTCTGTTCTCTCATTGATAGCGACATCGACAAGAGCATTAGTTATGCTGTCCATCTCATCGTTCGTTACAACGGGATCACCAGTAAAGAAGCGTTCAAGGACTCTTGCGTTCTGCTGGGTAGTCTCAACTGTCGGGACATCTCGGATTGCACCGAGGGCACGGGAGCCAGCTGGGAGGATTGAGAAAGCAACCAGCATGGCGGCGGAATCTCGGGGTCTAGTAACCGGCATCATTGCGCTTTCCATTACCCTTGTGGCCCACCCTTTCTGGGAGCCGTCCTCGTTTACATTCTCATCACGGTCAAGGTTGAGGACAGAGTTGTATACAGAAGTTAACCACTCCTCACCAAACTCTTCAAGAGGTCCACTTATAGCTCCCGGACCGAGCAGTCTATCTGACGTATCCTTCATCTGAGTCGCCAGTTCTCTGATCCTTGGAGACTTCAAAGCACCACGAACCGCACGGAGCGTGGGGGAGTTCAATGCTGCATCTGCTGCTGAATCGCCGGCGGCTCTGGCAAAAGCACGGGAGAACGCCTGGCCTGTAGCACGACGGAGCGGAGCTGTGATCTTGTCTCCGAGAATACCGCCTACCTGTTCAAAGGCCAACTCACCGAACTGAGCCAGCTCTGCATCAGCCAACTCCCTAAGGAAATTCTTTTGGCTTGGGTGTAGACCGGGTCTGCCATTCTCATCCATCTCAACAACGGGAGCCATCTTGTCAGCGACCCGAGCGAAGACATGACCTTGGAAGAAAGGCATCCTTGCAGCAGTCGGACCTACAACTTCTGTCATAAGACGAGAGGCCATACTCCTTCTTGCCCACCTCAAGAGTATCTCGTTCTCTGCTTTGGCAAGAGCAGCCCCTGCGGGTTTCATACCTTTGGCTTTTAGGTAACGGGTGGCTGCTTTGGTAAGGGTCTCGGCCTTCTTAGAATTGAGCATGGCTCGACCTGCACGGACAGAGCCGACCCGGGCAGCACCTCGGGTCAAAGTAAATTCAAGGGCAGTACGCACCTGATCACTTACAATATCAGTTACGGCACCTGCAAAGGTTGTCTCTCTGGCACCTTCAATACGACGCTCGTTAGCCCATTCATTGACTACTGCCTCATCCCTTTTACGGGTGTTGTCGTTATCCGACTGGCCGGACTGCAACCTTTGATACGCATTACGGGCGGCGGTAGATTCTCCACCTTTGAAAAGAGGACCGACAAAGGGTACTTTTTCTACAAGACCTTCTTTGGTCAGGAAATTCTCTTGGAGAGATTCAGCAATGCCACGATCACCACGGGCGTCAGCGGCGGCAGATATCTCTTCTGAAGATAGAAGACGATCAGGGCGTGCCTGAGGTTTAGGTGCTAACTCTTGATCTTCTACTTCTGGGGTTCGAGGGGACCGGGCGGGAGTTCCAAATGTAACTCTCTGTTCTTCCTCTTCTTCCTCCGGTCTAGGTACTCCGACTGCTTCGACCGGGTTCTGTCCGATCGGCGGTATGGGAGTGTCCTCAAAACCCAGACCAGCGTTCGGGTCCAGGAATGACTCAACCATCAGTTATGTCCTTTTATACGCCACCCTGCTCCTTCGGTGGGATTCCACCTGTTTCTGTAGGGGTGGCTTGGGTTAATCCCCCGGTCATCTGTCCGAATATCGGGAGGAGTGTATTCAAAATCTCTTCTTTTAATGCGGAATCTTCAGGAGCAGCACCGGCGGCTTCGGTAATCCTGTCGACAAGACTGAGGACCTGAGCCTGCTGAGGTGTCAAACCCTGACGGGTGAGACCACGGGATTCAAGGGTAGTATTACCTTTGCCTGCATTGCGGAGACCAAGGGCGAAGTTGCGCTGAGCGGCTTCTCTGCCGGCAATCTCCTTCTGGATCTGGCCCTGCCTCTGTAACTGACCCTTGTCAAATACTTCCCGGAAAGATCTCTGTCCGGCTGCATCCAGCTTGGCCTCAATAGCAGCGGCCTTACGAATCGTACCTGTGTCTCTTGTATTAGAAGCACGGATAAGAGTCATACGGTCGCCAAGGCTGAGGTCATTAAAAGCTTTCTGTCTGGCACTATCGTAAGCCTGGGCAGCAGCGTTATCAATATCCTCAATAGAAACCAGGGCTTCCCTTGAAGCATCCTCTTTGGCAGCCTCCTCTGCGTCCATCATAACGCCTCGGTTGAGGTCTGCCATGACATCTGACCCCTTCATGTTCTCTTCTGAGAAATCCTCTTTGATCTGTTCGCTGGTAACAGCTGGTTTGAAGCGAGGCTCAACAGCCATTCCTGCTTTCTCAGCAATCGCTGCCCCTTCTTTGGTCAATGTCTTGGAAGGTGTCCCTGTTACAGCTATATCTGCTGCGACACCTCCGAGGGCTTCCCCTACTCCAATAGTCCCACCCTTCCTTAGGTTCGCCCCTGCCTGGGCCACAGTACCCCCGACAGTGTTAGGGATTCCTGTCATCTTATCTACTATCTGGGACCCTGCCTCACTGTATCGCGCAATACCCTCCCCTAAACCACTCATAAAATTCTTAAATTTCGAATCCCGACCCCGTCTAACATCGGCAGCGGCCGTCTGTTTTTTACCTCGGATCGCACGACCCCCTCTAAGGACGGAAGAGAGACTAGCAGCAGCTTCTGCGGCACTTGGAGTACGAGGGTTTTGGGCTCTGCGGGTGATCGCGGGGGTACCCAGACCCAGTTCCATTTCTTCTTCACCTGTGAGACCTGCCTGTGGGTCAACAGGGGCTCCTACTGTAGTTTCGATACCAGCCATTATGTCCTCCTTAAGACTCCTATTTATACATAAACCA